TCTTCACCGAGTGCTATTAACGCTTTCTCAACACTCTTAAGATTGCCTGCATCATAGTCAATAATTGCTATCATTTTCTAAAGTCCTTTCATATCAAGCATTTCCCAAATGCTTGTGTATATTTTAAATGGTTTTTACTGTCATTTTGTTACTTTTTTATATATTTTGTTACATCTCATTACACATTGTAATTAGTAAATAATTAGTATGCTAAAATTTATACTAATTAGTTGTTAGTTGCTTTTCTACAGCATTAATTTGTATGAGCTGTTCTGTTCCCGGTTTAACATCAACGTAGTTATTCATTGTTGTGACTATATTACCATGTCCTAATATATATTGAAGCGTTTTAGGTGGTAAATATTGCATATTCGTAGCAAATGTATGTCTACAAATATGTGGTTCAAATTTTCTGATTGGATTATCTGGGTTTGCATTGTTGAATCTTTTAATACAGTTCTGTAGGTATTCTTCAACGTGACTTCTTACAATTGTTTTTCTACTTCTTGTTGCAAGAAATACAAATCCTTTATATGCCTTACCACGTTGATCATAACATACAGGTTCTATGTCACCCTTCAAATAGCGATTTTTAATAATACGCTGAAAACTTTCATACACACCATCTGTCATGGGAATAGTTCTCTCACCATTCGTTGTTTTTGTTGGCATTACAACATGAGTATGATTGATACATTGTAATTGTTTGTTAACTACTATCATTCGATTATCCATATCAATATTGTCAAGTGTAAGTCCACATAATTCTGACGCTCTTACCCCACTCCAAAACAACACATATAACATATCATAGCAATGTGCGCAATGTGCATCCTTTGAACAGAAATCCAGAAATCTGCTCATATCTTCTACAGATAGAGCTTCCATCTTCTTACTGTCACTCCTGTCTGTAGTAATGCGTCTGAATGGATTCTTTGCCACATAATCATAATCTAAAGCATATTCAAATGTTCGCTTAATTAGGCTAATCTGTGATTGAATGGATGAACCTCTATACTTTTTCTTCATATCAGCAAGCCATTCTTCACAATGTTCTGGTCTGATCTTGCCAATTTCCATATAACCTAGTTTATATTGCTTCAACGTGTTTACTGTTACATTGTAACCAAGTTTGGTATTGTGTGCTAAGTTTTTTTTATTATATAGAGAATTAAGGTATCTATCCACTACTTCTAATAATGTGAGTTTAGCACCATCAATATCAATATCATTCTTGAGATATGTGTTTAACTCAGCCTCCTTCTCACGTAAACTTTTTGACGATCTTTTACCTTTCGGCAGTTGATCTGTCATTTCAAGCCTGTATGAACTAATAACCCTTTCTTTTCCGAAACAATCTTTGTAGTGGTATTCATACCTTTTTGTCTTTGGATTGTAATATTCATTGGGTCTTAGTGTTTTTCTTGCAGGCTTGTTCTTTTCTAATGTTGTCTTATTTGCCATTCTTCAGCCTCCATTTAATAAAAGTGCCTCGAATGCGTATATATAAATTATACCACATTTAAGGCACTTATGTCGATTTATATTTGTTCAGCTTTATTTAAAAAATCTTCAAATTGTTTTCGTTTAATTTTAATTGTACGCCCAAGCATTAAATGATATTTACATTCATAATCTTCTTCAATTATATCTCTTAATCTATGTTGCCCAATTCCAAATAAATTCGAAGCCTCTTTTATTGATAATAAAATTTTATCTTCCATATATTTTAAACTCCTGTTGAGCCAAAGCCACCTTCACCTCTTACAGTATCAGACAACTCATTAACTTCTTCAAAATCAACTTGAAGATAAGGCATTATAACCAACTGAGCTATTCTTTCTCCTGGAGTAACAGTTCTAGGGGTATCTGAGTCATTATGTAATGCAACTATATATTCTCCTCTGTAATCTGAATCGCACACGCCAACCGCATTAGCAGGTCTTAATCCCTCCTTAGTTGCTAATCCACTTCTTGCAAAAACTGCACCAAAATAACCATTAGGAATTTCAACTGCTACACCTGTGCCAATTTTAACTGTAGTGTGAGGTGTTATTATTATAGGTGATGTAATAGCTGCATATAAATCATATCCTGCCGCATATTCACTTCCTCTTGTTGGAATCTGTACATTATCTCTAAGTTTCTTAAGCTTAATTGTTGTGCTATTAACTACTGTACCTTTTATGTTTTCTATACTTATCATCTTTATAATACCTGCCTTTACTAATTTTCTTGTTTCCTTTTCAACACAATTCTTAAGTATCTTATACAAAGTATCACCTTGACGACTATCATCATAATAAGGATAATATGTGCCTGTGGTATCAGATACTCTGCTGTTAAATGTTCTCTCTTCGAGATTAATATAGAATGTCAGGAATATTACAGGTCTTTTCCCGTCCTGATATATAACAGTTCTATATGTATAATCTCCGTCCGACTTGAATCTAAAGCCATAGTCTTTAAGTTTCTTATCAGTTACATGTTTTCTTACTTCGTACATAATTTACTCCTTAATTGTCTACATATTTTTAATGTTATTTTTAAGATATACAAGATACTCGTTCCACTTACCAATGCAGTAAATATATTCTTTACCTTTAAGGCATTTTAATCTCATATCTGATTTAATATTCTCCCAAGTGTTCTTTTTTGTAACTAAAGTTTGCAAGAATGAATTGGTTATTCTACTTAGGGTTAAAAGCTTCTCAGGAGGAATTTTAGACACGATTTGTTTATACTGTGTCAATTTATCATCTGGGATTTTAAAATTAGATTTTGGGAGATTTTTAGGCGAAAAAGGGCTTGTCTGAGAACCACTTGTTTTAGGTTTTAACAATGGGATAATTTTGTCAGAGTTGATGAATTTGAATTTAAACAGAATTTCAGCGTCCGTTTCTTCAATGTCAAATATCAAAGATTTGTCCGTTTCTTCAAGATTTTTAAGAATGTTATGTCCTCTTCCAAGAGAAGGAATATATGCTTGTAAAATGTTGTGTCCATAATAGAATACTTTATTACCAAACTGGCAATCTATGTAACAATCTATATCTTCTAATGTGCCATTGAGCTTTCTATTAAAATCATTTGTTATTTGATTAATTGGAGCACGTATTCTATATTTTCCTTTAAATTTATCATATAGGTAATTTGCCGTACTTAATCACTCCTTTACTTTATTATTCTGTATATATCGCACTAATATGGGAGATGCAGATAAAATTTTGTTATAATTTATTATCATACCTAAATCTATTAATGTATTAATGTGTTCTATTATTAATGTGTGTTTTTCGGATGATTCATTTTCAAGCGTAATATCAAGATCATTAATTAATTTTATTAAATGTATGTCAGGGTTATTATATATTTTTAGAATTATTTTCTTCTTATTATCATCTTGCAATAACTCTTTTATTATATTATTTGTGTTGTATTCATTGTATAAATGATTATATTGATGTTTACAAATTTCAATTGTCGAAACACATAGTCCAATTGTATATATTAATTCTGTATTGTCACAATCATTAAAATATCTTCTTTTTAAAAATTGAATAAATCGTTCATATTTAAACAAATTATGCGACATCTGAGAGTTTACTATCTTTGAAAAAATATAATCAGATACATATTCATAAAATGCTTCATTGGTTTCATTTAACTCTTTAGCCAAAGTGCTATAAGTTGTTATTTTAGTTAAATCTTTAATTTCATATATCATTTTATCATTGTGCCTTACTAATATTCTTCATATTCTTTTTCGCTACTTATTTTAGGTGCATTCTTTTCACTGTCTAATACAGTATCTAAACATTTTTGTCTATCGTTAAATATTAATTGGTTAAGATTATTATATGAAAATAAATATACATGTTTATCACGCTTATCAACACCAACAAAATAATCATCTTCTACTGTTCTTATAAGCAACTCACTTACTTCGTATATGCCTACAGCTTTTAATATTCGGGCATAGTATAAAACCATACCCTTCCTTACATCTTCTTTAGTCATTGTTATTCTTCCTTTTATTTATTAGCGTTATAAAATGACTTATTATAAGTCCTATAATTATTGCTAGAATTGTTGTCCATAAGTTCATTTTATTTATCCTCTATTTTTTCTAATATAGATTTAATTTGTGCTTCATATAAAGTTGTTGCACTAATAATTTCATTACAACGTCCTTCCATTTTGTGAAAGCTATTTTCCCATTGGTTACACATTCTAATTATTGCTGCAATATCTTCATCATACCCATACTTGTTTTCAAGGTTACGCAACGCAACATAATAGTCTTCACCATCAATCTGAACACCAGATGATTCTTCATTTGCAATATCTACATAAGACATAAATAATTCCTCCTAATCACAATATAAAACCATTTTATTCTGAGCGAGAGATTTCTTTACATCAATACAGTTTTGGTTCTTGCTGCCTCGCCATTTCAATGTAAGGTCTTTCTGCTCATCTATATATTCTCCGTCAACAAGCACATCTATATTAGAAATTATCTTCCATCTCTTTTCAAACGCTTCAATGTCTTTTTTATCTAAAGCAACACAATCAGCTTGTAATCCTGCAAAAGAACACATAATGTCGTTCCATTCAAAACCTGTATACAACCAGATGGTTTTCTCAGGAAAGGAAATACGGATTTCTTTGGAATTTTCATCTTCTAAAACCCTTGATTTTCCTATGTTTTCTGAATTGGGATTTTGAGAAATTGGATATTTTTCTCGAATTTTCTTGATTAAAGACAAAACATCATCTAAATTTTGTTCTGCAAGTGGTTCACCACCTAATATGGAAATTCGCTTAATATACGGTCTATCAATGAGTTCCATAAATTTATTTTTTGTTTTTTCTGTCCACTTTTTTCCACCATTAAAATCCCATGTTTCAGAATTGAAGCAGTTTTTACAGTGTGGATTTCTGTCACATCCTTGAACAAACAGGGCGACTCCAATATTCGCCCCGTTGCTAATATCAAGGTTACGTATACTCGCATACCTCATATTTAATCCTCCGTATATTCCATGTCGTCCAAATGATAAACACGATCATGGATATCACCATATCTACCCTGATTACCACCATTTTTTGCAGTGCCAATATAACCACAAACTCTAAATGCTATATCCATTGTTGTATTGTCAGTATTCCCACAGTTAGGACATTCCCATTTAAGTCTATTGTTTTCATCTGATACAAGAGGAATATCACCATCAAAGCCACATTTTTCACAATAACAACTCTTTGTGTTAATCTCTGCATACATGATGTTGTTATAAATAAACTTAATAACTTCTAATATAGCAGGAATATTATGACTCATACTTGGCACTTCGATATATGAAATTGCTCCTCCTGGACTTAATTTCTGGAATTTAGATTCGATTCTTAATTTTTCAAATGCCGTGATATGTTCAAAGACAGGAATGTGATATGAATTAGTAATATAATTTCTATCAAAACCATCTAATTTTTCAAAGATGTCGCTACCGAAACGAGATTTTAGGCACTTTGCGAATTTATAAGTTGTGGACTCTAATGGTGTTCCGTACAAACTATAGTCAATGTTTTCAGCTTGTTTCCACTGATTGCATTTATCATTTAACGCCTGCATAACCTTTAATCCAAATTCTTCGCCAATCCCTTCATCAGAATGAGAATGACCAGTCATAAATTTTACACATTCATATAAGCCAGCATAACCAAGCGAGATTGTAGAATAACCATCATAAAGAAGTCTGTCGATTTTCTCATGTTTCTTTAATCTCGCATATGCCCCATGTTGCCATAAAATAGGTGCTACATCAGAAGATGTACCAAGTAATCTCTCGTGTCTTGCCCTAAGTGCTTTATGACACAACTCAGTTCTTTCTTCAAAGATTTCCCAAAATTTATCAAAATCTCCGTCAGATGAGAAAGCAATATCTGGAAGAGAAATTGTTACGACACCTTGATTAAATCGTCCATAATATTTGTGTTTGTTTGGATCAAAATTCTTTGCGTTTGCAATATTTCCTACTTTATCTGTAAATCTATCAACGGTCAAAAAACTTCTGCATCCCATACATGTATAGACATCACCCTTTAATTCAAGCATCATTTTTTCTGATATGTAATCAGGGACAAGTCTCTTAGATGAACATTCAGCAGCTAATTCTGTAAGATACCAATATTTAGAATCTTCTGTAATGTTATCTTTTTCCAATACATAAATAAGCTTTGGAAATGCAGGAGCAATGTAAACACCATCTTCATTTTTTACCCCTTGAATTCTCTGGTGAAGCATTTCCTCAATTAACATTGCCAAGTCAGCTTTCTCACGTTCGTTTTTTGCTTCGTTCAGATACATAAAAATTGTGATAAAAGGTGCTTGTCCATTCGTTGTCATAAGCGTGACCAACTGATACTGGATTGTTTGAACACCTTTTTCTATTTCTTCTTTTAATCGTTTATTTGTTATATTAACGACTTCTGCAAGGTCTTCATTATAGTCACTAATCAATCCATTATCATATAATTCTTCTGTTACTTTCTTTCTGATTGATTTTCTACTCACATTAACAAATGGAGCAAGATGTGCTAGTGAAATGCTCTGTCCTCCATATTGGTTACTGGCAATCTGAGCAATAGCCTGTGTTTCGATATTGCAAGCAGTTGAAAAACTATGTGGCGTTTCAATAAGAGTTTCGCTAATTACGGTATTATTTTGAAGCATATCTTCAGAATTGACCAACCCACAGTTATGCATGTGCTGCAAGAAATAATCAGCATCATGAAAATGAATTAGTCCATCATTATGAGCCTGAATAATTTCAGGAGATAATAAATATCTTTTTGTTATATCTGTGCTAACAGATCCAGCAATATAATCTCTTTTGGTAGGATTTAATACTGGATTTTTATTTGCATTTTCATCCTTCCAATATTCGTCTTTATCTTCTACAAGGTCATGGATCTCTATGTCTGTTGTATTCTCATTTTCTCTCTGAAACTCACGAATACTTCTATATCCTTCGTATGCTTTTGCAGTAAGTCTCTGCTTCTTAGTAATCAATTTATCATAAACCATTGATTCAATATCAGAAATACTCACATCTTCTTTATTTTTACATTCTTCTTCAATCTCGTCTGCAATGTCTTCAGCAATTTTAGGTTTAACAATTCCAGAACCATTTTTCATTGCTTTGAGAATTGCATTAGAAATTTTAGACTTATCAAAATCTACTTCTGTACAGTCTCTTTTAATTACCTTCAATATTTATTCCTCCTCAAATTCAACAACATTACCATCACTAATAACGACTCTTGTATTCTTACATTCAAACAATTCTATACAATCGCTAACAGTAATATTATTCATATTAATTTCTGTAGTCTCTATTAACATAATCAATCCTCCAATCGCTTAATTTGTATTTACATTCACCATTTTTATCTAAGCTATAATTTTCTCTAAGGAATTGGACATTAAACGGTGTGTTCTTATTATGTCTTACACAATCTATATATGGACAATTACGATTTCCACAATAAATTCTTTCTATGTTTTCTTTTTTCAATTTCATCTAACTCCTTACAGATATGAGCAGTATCGTAAGCATCCCTTAATTCATTATTCACTACATAATCAACATACTTCTTAATATGCTTGAAATCTTTCTTATCAGCTTTATATCTACGCTTGTTTTCTTTGGTGTCTTCAATAGAACCATTGGAACGCATGAACATTCTCTTTTTAAGTTCTTTATTAGATACCTCAAGGTATATAGAAACAATAGGTAAATAAGGATATTTCTTCTTAATATTTTCAAGACCTTCAGGGGTTAAAATAATGACCTTATTAGATGCATATTTATAATCATCTAAACGACTGCCATATAACCACATTCCTTTTTCAGTTTCGTATTCTCTATATTCTACAAAATCGCCTTTTTCGATCATATTCATAAATTCAGACTGAGTAACGAAATAATAATCTACACCATCAGTCTCTCCTATTCTCATAGGTCTTGTTGTACAGGTGGCAACTCTTGAATATCCCATAGAGCACAATATTTTCGCTACACTATCTTTCCCTGAACAGCTTTTTCCAACTAATACAATCACTCGAATTCCTCCATATCTTTTATAAATCTTTCAATCACATTTCTATCATCACAATATAGACAAACATTTACCAGTTCTAACAGGTTAAGTGAAAATATTGCCATAATAGATTTTGCATTAACTTCATATCTGTGTGATTTAATTGTTATTTCTTCATCATATTTAGACACTATATCTACAAAATCTTTTATTCTTTTAATATTGTCTAATCTAATAACTGCTGTTGTTTCTAACATATTCCATTCCTTCCTTAATCAAAATACATTCTTATGTAAGCTATTTCACCTTCAAAAATTCCACCTAAAGTAGATACATCGCCTGTATTTCCCCACTGATTACTAATGTTCGGAATTAATGTAGGCTCATTTACAACAAATTCTACAATAGAACCATTTCCTAATGTATATTGTCCTAAATTATCAGTATGTTCATCTGCCTTACAATCTGCGAGAATACAAGGAATTACTTCGCCTGATTCCATAACAACATCAAATTTTGTACCTATCTCCGTACTATAATAAGAACCGATAGCACAAGCATAGCGTCCATCAACCATATAGATACCTGAATCATCAAGCTCATACTCAGACTTAAGCTTATATTGTGCTGAATTTGTACTTGTTATCAACCTTGCATCCATATATGATTTGAATGGTTTACTTCCTGGTACATCCATATCAATATAATAAGTTTCTTCTATAATGACAGGAGTTGTATCATCCTCTTCATTATTCTCTGTTGCTATATTTTTTTGGCATTTATTCATTTCTAGTTGTCGTTGAAGCATTTTTTCTCTGGTTTTTACATAAAAATGTGATTCATAATAGTTAATCTGTGCTGCATTAGCAGTTATAGCTTGTATGTTTTCTGCCCTCAAAGGGGCGACAAGCGTGCTTGCTAATACGAGAGATATAGCCATATTGCTTATCTTGTAAATCTTAAACACCCACTTCCGCTATATTTATTTGTATATAATTTGACATATACTTCATTAGAATTATTAGTATCGAATCCGACAGATTTTATATTCATATCAACAATGCCAGATTCTTGTCTAATTTCTTCTATTTCATTATTCTCTCTTGTACCTACAGCCACATAAGAATTTGAAGGAACATTTTCGAGAAAACTTCTTAACTTACCTGCATTTATATAATTCACGTTTCTTTGTCACCTCCTTCTATAACGAACAAAATCTAATCTACTGGATCATAGAAAGGAATTCTTCTTCTGAAATAATTGGAATATTAAGCAATTTTGCTTTCTGATTTTTAGATGAAGTTGAATTGATATCATTGTTAATAAGATAAGATGTTTTAGAACTTACAGAACCTACGACTGTACCGCCATGAGCAACTATATCGGCTTTTAATTCATCACGATTTTTATAATGATGTACTGAGCCAGTTACAACAAATGTTTTACCATCAAGTGAAGTATTATTTAATATTAGATTTATTGGATTTTTCTTTTTCTCAAAATGTAATTCAAATGTTAAAGACATAAACTCTGATTCATTTTTATTCCAATAAGTTTGCAACGAATCAATAATTGCATCACCAACACCTGGTAAATACCTAAAGAATTTTGCACCCTTATCATACATAATAGAAGCAAACTCTTGAACATCATAATCAACTGCTTCTGCAATCATCATACTTGCTGATTTGCCGAGCAATGGGATTGATAAACTATAAAGAAAACGCTGAAGATTTGTATTACGAGACTCTTCAATAGAGTTAAGAAGTTTTTCAACAGATCTTTTACCAAAGCCTTCTAAAGCTTTCATTTCATTTTCATAGTCTGATAAATGATAAATATCCTTAATTGAGTTTAGCCAACCAAGATTAATGAATTTTTCTATTGTAGATTCTGAAAGATTTTCAATATCTAACGCATTTCGGCTTGCTGCGTGAACCAATTTACCCAAGAGTTTGCCTTTGCAGTCTGGATTTTCGCACATAAGTACCTCAGAGTCATTTTCTTTAACAATTCTTGTAGGTTGACCGCAAATAGGACACTTGTTAGGAATTTTAAAATTACCACTCTTATCAATGCTATCGTGTACTTTAGGAATAACCATATTTGAACGATAAACCCTAATTCTATCTCCAATACCAAGCATCATATCTTTAATATATGTAATGTTGTGAAGCGTTGCTCTTGTGGTAATTGCTCCATTTAAGTCAACTGGCTTGAAGATTGCCACAGGATTAATTAAGCCTGTCTTAGAGGTATTCCATTCAATATCTGTAAGCACTGTTTCAAATAATTCATCTTCATATTTATATGCCATCGAATGTCGGAAGAATTTATCCGTTCTTCCCATAGACTCTGCAATTTTATAATCATCAATCGCCATAACAGCTCCATCATAAGGAATATTATGTGAGTTTGCTGATTCTCTTATTTGATTTAATAAGATTACTAACTCTTTTTTCTGATTAATTCTAGGTGATTTTAATATCGGTATAATCTCAAATCCAATATCTTTAGCTTCAAACAAATCTTTACTTGGCATTTTATGTTCAAATCCCTTAATTACTCTCCAAGCGACAAATCTCATATTTCTGTTTGCAGCTTCCTTACTATCGAGCAATTGTAATGAACCAGATACGAGATTCCTTGGATGCTTATATTTCTTATCTTCTGAAAGTTTATCATTAATCTCTCTGAAAGTATCCCATCCAATAATTGTTTCGCCATCAATAATAAGTTCATCCTTATATGGAATTTCCTTTGGTACGTTTTTCATTGTTAATACATTCTGAAGGCATTCAGTACCTCTCACTCCATCGCCCCTAGTTTCTGCACCAATTAACTTACCATTAATATAATGAAGAGACGTGGTTAAACCATCAGCTTTAACAGATAAGAAGCAATCCTTATTTTTAATAAATTCAATTAACTCATCTACTGATTTTGTTTTATCAAGTGAAAGCATTGGATGATTGTGCTCTACTTCTTTTAATTCGTCTGCAACTGAATAACCAACGTTATGTGTTGGACTGTTAGATAATACAATACCAGTCTCTTCTTCGAGATTTACTAATTCATCATACATTTTATCCCATTCATAATCTGGCATTATTGGTACTTGATTATAATAAGCATATGATGCATTATTCAACTCTTTAATAAGTTGTTTTATTCTTTCTAACTTATCCATTTACTTCCTCCTCTTCTCCACAATATTCTTTTAAGTATGTAAGCATTTCTGACTCTTCTGGGAAGAACGGATCTCGTTTCTTTACATTTTGCACCCATCCTAAAAAGTTCATCCAAAACTGACCAACTCTCCAATCAGGCATGTATGTCATGTGTAATCGGGTTACTTCGTTGTAAAAGTTATATAATCTATTTGGATCTCTCGTATTAATCACCTCCTATGAAATGAACATTTACTTGTGTACTTCATAAAACCATTCATTGTATAAATCATATCTATTTTGAATATTAAGCCAATTAATTTTCTTGTTATTATCCTTTGCCCATTTTATAAATTCAGCAATCTTACCACAACAACGAAATTCAGGACACCCTGCCCTATAAATGCAATTAGGTACTAAAACATCTGATTCTAATGGATGTGTTTTATGTAATTCAATTTTGAAATCTTCTGCCAATTCAACGGCTTCTGGTGTGGCGTTTCCACACAATCTTTTTCTCCATCCATCAATACAGTTTTGCTCATTAGCATAACCATCAAAATTAACCAATGCATCTTGTGGTTTCTTTCCTCGTGGAGTATCATCGACCAATCTATCATCTCTTTGAGAGCTAATAAATTTTTCAAATTTATGTCTTGACCATTCTGTACTCAGCCAATAATAAATACCTTTCCATGACCAATCAAATTCAAGTAATCTAATTGGCGAATGTTCAGATATAAGCAACTTCTTTTTAAAAGTATCTGTTGCTTCGTTCTCTGTAAAATCTTTATTATCCGTGGTTCTACAATGATTCTTTACTCTCTTCCAATCATCACCAAACCAGTTAAAAACTGTTTTCAAAATTAATCCTCCTATTTTTTTAATCTAATGAAAGTTTAGTTTCCTATGAATTTATTCAAATAACATCTTCAATCTCTCAATAAATGATTTATCTGATTTCACTTTTGCAATCCTAACCCCGTAATGCGATTTTTCATTTAGTTGTTTTAGAATTTTGTTGAGTGTATCTGTATCTTTGACTCTAATTGTAACAAGTGGATAAATAGACATTCCCTGTTTCGTTTTAATTACTTCTACATTGTTCAAAGCTAATACTCCAAAAACATTCTTATCGTCACGCATACAATCCGTATACTGTAAAATTGCTTTCATTATCTACCTCCTAATATCCACATGAAATAATTAATGTTTATTATTTCAATTCAAAATAATTAATAATTTTCCCACAATCTTTTAGTCTATTCATATCTTTTAATGCATCATTTATACTATTAAATTTACATGAACAAATATGTTCTTTTGTTAGATTAATAAAAGAATATGTTTCATCAGATTTATTCTTCATTATCGTCACAATAACATTATCGTGTTGTCGTTTTACTAACCATGTTTTCGTTATCTCATCTCCTTATAAACACATGAAATAATGGTTTCCTGCTACTTTTAATCATCATCTTTACTGCTTCCTAACAGTCTTAAAAACAAATTGATGATATCAAGATATAAAGCAACTGCACTATCTATAGCATTATCTAAAGTTTTTGCATTATTTTGTGCTTCTGCCCAATCATATCCAATATATCCGCAGAATAACAATGCGACAATCCAATCCCACCATTTAGGTACATTACCAAATAAAATCATAATAAATTCAATTACTATAACTGCTGATAAACAAATAAATAATGTTTTTCCCATTGATAGAAATATTTCTGGTTTAATACTTGATACAATGATAAGCACAATGGTAATCAAAGTAGTCAAAATAAAAGCTTGTACAATGGATGACATATAATAATCCTTTAAGCAAATACTTAAAACTACACCAACTGGCAATACAACTAAGTTATATCCTATAAAACTCACAATTGGGTTGTCTGAAAACTCACTCATACCAATACCTGCTAATGCAACTACAAAGTAGCCAATTAATACCATTGTTGGATTTAAGTTGCAAAATGTGTCTTGAAAAAATACACACATTATTGTATTCACTAAAAATCCCCAAAGTAAGATAATACCAATGGCAATGTTATACTGTTTGTCTGTTAATTTGTTATACATTATGTTATTCTCCTTATCTTCTACATCTCACACTTCCACCAGCATCTATATCACCTAATACGTTACCACAAGTTACAGAGCCACCTGCATCTATATCTCCTTTGACATCTCCACTGACTTCACAACTACCACCGCAATCAATACTTCCTGAATTGCCATGAACTTCTACTGATCCACCACAATCAATTTTGTTGACATCTCCTTCGATGACGACTTTAATATCACCACTATTACACTCTTGAATTGTTTTACCATCTACAATAACCTTTCCATTGTTGATGACAACATTAGCTCCTGAACATGTGATTGTTTTACCATTAATAGTTATTCTGTTCATTTTTGCCTCCTTAATTTTCACAAGAAACTATCGCTTTTTAACCTATCTCTCATCAACCAATTCTTCTAACACTCCACCAACTTCAGCAACAATAATTCCTACTGCTAATGGAATAATCGAACCGTTCACTAATGTTACAATTCCACCAATTACTCTGATTGCTGATTTTCCTAAACTAATAAATAAATGTCCTTTACTGTTCATTTCTAATTTCCTCCATAACTTCTTCCACTATGTATTCACAATTTGATTCTGTAGAAGCAATCTCTTCATATTTAATATTGTACTGATTTAACTTATCAATAATTTCTTTTCTCACTTCTTTTGCTTCGTCTTCATTCTGGAATCTTCCTTCGTTTTCATAAGAATGGTGTCTTGTGAGTAAATAATTTCTATTATTATATGAATTGAATACATTTAACACAGTCTTGTTAAAATCTTCTCCTAATACTTCATCTCTGTTATATATAGCACCTAAGATTAATGGGGAATCAACTACTATTACTTGTACTTTTCCTTTGACTCTTCCCATCTTGAATGACTGTTTACCAAAAAGATATTCTTGGTGTTTAAATACCTCATCATTATTTTCATAGACTTTATCTTTGGCAAATTCTGAAACATATTCAGCATTAATTCCGTTTCTTTTTAATCTTGCTGCAATATCCATAGCACAGGTGCTTTTACCTACCGATGGTTCGCCAAACAAATTTACAACAATTGTGTTCATAATTTCCTTCCTTTCTTCCAAAGAAACTGTCGTTATATTTAATAATATGTGGGTAGGGATTTTCACCCTACATATACATTACTGTACAAACAGAGGTATTATTAACGTGACCGCCATGGGAAAAGAACTTCCGTACTCTTGGTTAACAGCCAAGCGCATTGTTCAGTCGTACACTTAAGTACATTTCTCGCTACATAACGGATATTTCGTGTCTACATATTCCACCACCACATTTATTTATTCTCTTTTTTAATATGAAGCAGAAGCTTCATCTAAGTTGTTATTATTTTTTCACTTAATTTCTTTCTTTGTCTTATTTAATAGTTTCTTTAAATACCATTTTTGTAATTTTGAAAATTTAATATCATCATACATTTCTTCAAAAAGTCCAACACCATCTCTTTCGAGCATTCTTCTATAAGACCATATTTTATCTTCTTTGGCAGTATTTTTATTGTTTTTAAAATCATCACGCATAACAACTCCATCTTCACGAGTAATTTTTACTCTTGAATTTGGACAACTCATACAGTCATCTACATAACATAATCCGAATGGATTGTACTTGGCACATTCTTTTTGATCACAAACTTTAATCAGAAGTTTATATTTAGTAATCGCTCTATTGTCCATCAACTTCAACCTCTTAACATTATGATTATTTTGTCATTTTTACGAATCAAAAGAAAGAACGGTTTCAAAGGATTTTTCAACCTCGGAAACCCTTATAAATCAAGGGTTTTGAGAATCGAGTTTTCCAATTTTGCGTTTAATCCTCTAAATCTATCATTAATATTACCTCCTACTATATTATTCTCTCTATCGAAGGTAATTCTTTAAGAAATATTCAAAGTATTCACGAATGAATAAACCCGAATATTGATTATTTGGCATAAACATAACTGGAATGTTATACTTGAACCAAAAACTATGAATAGATGCTATAAAAGATTTTCGATTATACTTTGTATCATAATTGCCTGTGGCAATGTCTTCATAAGAAGCATTTTCGATTAACAATACTTTAGTCTTTGGTGCAAGACATAATTCTTTCTCAAATCTGTCACGCTCTTTTGTCAAATTATTACTAATTTCTTCGAGACTTGCTTTTCGTTCAATTACGCAAGTGGTATTAAAATACAAATCACGAGGTATTGATAATTTCTCGTTAGCAGGAATCATAAAACTATAATCACCATAGTCAAGAGCTTTCTTCTTATAAGAAATTTCTTTTCTATCAAAATAATCTGTAATGTGAGAGTTTACTTTCTCACGAGTATCTATAAGGATTACGATGGAAGATATTAACTCTTCCATCTCCTTATCTGTGTATTTATACTTGCTAAATATCGTCTTCGTCCTCCTCAATATCATTCTTAATTGCAAATTTACTCAACCAAAACTCGAATTTATCAGGAACTTCCTTATAAATCTTCTTTCCTGTTTGTGGATTTATTTCACCTGTTGGCTCTTTTTTATTTTTCTTTTCAAGGGAAATTATGTAAAGGACAGAACCCAAATCGAAGGGGTTACGATTATACTGACTTGTCCACATTTTTACATCTCTTGTTTTCCCACTATAAATTTCAAACAAGTGAACATTTACTATGGATTTTTTGATATCCAATTCAGATACATAATACAAACGTTTGCTTACTTTTGAATCTGAATCACTTACAATTCCAAGAACTTCTCGTTGGTTGTCTAATCTTTCTTTTAATGTCAATTCTCTATATGGAATTTTTGAAATTAGCTCATTAATAATTTTGTTAGAATCAAGTTTATTAAACTGCTTTGCAGTCTCATTCCCATATTTTTCAAGAACATCAAATGGCAAGTTATTCTTTTCAGCTTTATCTTTTGCAATTTGCTTTGCTCCATTGAGAAGATCATAATATCGTGTAATTTCAAGTAGAGTATTTACATCTCCATATTTCTTAAAATAATTAATCCTAATGAGCTTATTAACAATGGTTTTATTGATTGAATTAGAAAACAATGCAGTCAAAACGCCTGTAAAAGTTTCATATTCCTTTTGTCCTAATTCATATAAAGTATCAACTACACCTTCACCAAAACCTTTGACACTGGATAGATTAGGATATATTAGTTTATTCTCTTCGCTGATTGTAACCCTTCGATTATCTGCACCAAATTCATAATCACCTAATTTATATCCCCAAAATTTAATAGCCTCTTTTACAAGAGCATCAATTTTATCCTTTTTATTTTTCTCTTGATAATGGTTAATAGCCACTTCGTAAAATGTTTTTGTGTGATGTGCTTTAAACCAAGCTTGATAAGCAGAGTCCCCTCCCATTGAATAAGCATGTGGAGAATTGAAGGCGTATCTCGCAGAATCCTCAATTACATTCCATACATTCTTGAAATTATCTGTATTGCCAAATTCATCATTCCATGAGTGATTTAACTCAGAAAGTAAATGTTCTTTCTTCTCGCCCTTTAATTTCTTTTTGGAAATAGATTTAATGACACCATATGTTTCACCCATTTGTAATTGCAGGAATGAAAGAACTTTCATAATAGATTCCTGATAAATCATAAAGTGGGCAGTGTCGGATAACAAGTCATCAATCTTCTTTTCACCTGTTGTATAAGGTTCACGATTTAAGAATGTACTAAGCAATGAGGCAAAACCAGGTCTAATTGCTGCAATAAAACTACTTAATTCAGCCAAATTCTGTGGCTTATATTTTTTCACACGATTAGTTGTGGCTTCTTTTTCGCATTGATTGACACAACAAGTTATACCGTTCGCATAAATATCCCATGTCTTTTTATCATTGTCTATCATATGTCTTAATTCATCAAATGTAGGAACTTCCATACCGATACTATGAAAGAATTTATATGTAAGATAAACACTATCTACAATAAGGAAATCTTCTTTAACATATCCAAATTCATCAAGATAACCACCCTCGATAGCTGCACATACTGTTCTTTTACCAGTTGATTCAGACACAGCACTTATCAGCCCTACTTCTCTTCGTATATCACCATCAAAAATAAAATGTCCACAAGCATGTACTTTTAAGTTAATAGTAATACCTTGATATTCATTACTTTGTTTGAATAAAGAGATATATTCTTCTGGTATGTAATCTTCAACATGAATATCCTCTTTTTCATCATCATCGGCATATTTCAAAGCTTTGTTATATTCATCAAGATATTTTGAAATCTGATTGGCATCTTCAGGTTTAACATCGTTTGCACCTGCGTATAACTGCCATGCTGCTTTTTCTTTCAATTTTTCTATTGCCATCAAAGGATAACAACCATGTTCACCAAGTAATTTCCTTGCTGCTTTAACAAATGGTTCTTGTGTGGCAACATTCAAATCTATATCTGGCATCTGACCTGCTAATACACGTTCCTTAGTTAAAAATCTTTCAGGATAAATTGGAATATCAGCATTGAATCTATCAACGGTTGTTAATCCTAAAAGCTTATTTGTAATGAATGAAGCCGCACTACCTCTTGATGTAGTTGTTAAAATACCACCTTCATTTTGGATTGCATCATCTACAATAGCTTTACTTGTCAAGAAATAATCAACAACCCCAGCTTCCATAACTTGTTTTGCTTCATATCTAATTCCATTTGCTTTTTCTTTAGACTTTTCCTTTTCTTTGGCATATGCTTTATTCAAAGTATCTTTGTAGATTTTACATTTTTCTTTATATGTTTTATTCTTATAAACACTAGGAATCTTAAATTTTCTATCAAGAACAATTTCTTCACACTCAGATATAAAAACATTCGTATTCATAATTGCCTTATATATTTCTTCCCTATTCAAGATTCCTTGTTCTTCAAATCTTTTTATAACAGTCTTAGTATCTGGATAATCAAGATACCATCCTTCCTCGTCAGGATAATTAATATTCTTATATTTAAGAATCTGATCACGCTTGATTGAATTCTCATCTTTTACATAATGACTATCAAGACCACAAATAATCTGGATATTATGCTCTTTTGCAATCCTTAGTATCTTTTTATTCAATTCCTTTTGTTTGTCTGTATTATGATACTGTACTTCTAAAAAGAAATTGTTACCAAAATATCTATGCACCTTTAACCATATATCCTCTGCATCCTCATAATTCCATCCAGCAACACAAGCAGATGTTACAATTACATTATCTTTGGGAATATTAAATAGTAATTCCAAATCAATACGTGGCTTATAATAATATCCGTCTATATTAGCCATTGATAGAGCAAAATTAATATCTCCACGACCTTCAGCATTTTTAGCTGCAATAATCATATGACAATTTGCTCTATCTTTCTCTTTCCTATCTTTTACCCAATAAACTTCAGAAGAATGAATATATTTCAGATATTCACTCTCTGCGACCTTATATACTTGAAACTGATTGCCTTGTGAACCATGTTCTCCAGAATATAAACATTTTGCACCAAATTCATGAATTCTTTCTGCATAGGCATTAATAGATTCAGCACAATCTGGTGTAGATGTATTACTAAAATCTTTATGACAATGATAATTTTCAAGATATAGATTCTTTTCATATTCTTCTGGTGAATATGGGAACTTAAATGTAAGAGTAGGAATTATTTTTTTTATTAATTCAATGTCCGAAATATCAAGCCACCTCCTTAATCTCATCACACACTGCTTTTAAAACAAATTTTCTACCCAGAAAGCCACTATCAAGAGTACATACAACCTCTAATTCATCGTTCATCATACTATGATCTTCCATTTCATCAAATGAACCATCAAAATTCCACTTGATAATCTGTAAATAATCATTGGGTTTTACAACCAAATGTTTATAATCACTCATTTGTCCAATTTCGTATTCATTTATTCCATTGATAAATACCTTTACTGGCTTAAAATTTGTTCCAGATATTCTATCTATCTTCTTTATATTCTCCACAAGCTTACGAGTAATATCAGAAACATCTAATCGAATATCAACATCCACTGAAACATCAGTATTTAATTCTGGAAGAGTTTCTTCTATATATAATGTAAATCTATCTATATCAGATTTTTCGATTGTGATTCCTGCCGCAAGTTCATGACCATCACATTTTGCTAAACCACTCTCATTACATATTTTTCTAAAGTCATCCACTCCTACAGCCCTCATAGAACCAGAGTAATTTTCTCCTGTATCTTTCAATACAAGGATTGGCTTTTGATACTTTTCTAGTAATTTATTGCCCAACAAACCACTGATACCATATGGAGTATTTATATATGTAATAATCATTTTTTTATCTGATTGCAAATTGCATTGTTCCAATACATCTGGTAACAATCTATCAACTTCAACATTCTGATCTTCCTTACATTTTTTTAATTCCTTTACATAAGCCAATACTTGCTTATTTTCATTTTCCAAAAAGGCTTTCATAGCCACATCATTCTTACCCATACGGTTACTTGCATTTACAATAGGAGCGACACTAAAAGCAATAGCTGTACTGTTAAATTCAAATCCACCAACTATCTTCTTAACTGCTGGATTATATATTTTCTCCAATCCCTTAGAGACAATATATCTATTCTCCATAACAGTCATATCCATCATATCTCCAACGATTCCACAAGCTGCTAAATCAACAAGTTCGTCTGCATAATCTGTAATATATTGCTCATCAAGATATTTGCAAAACTTCCATACGACACCTGCTCCTGATAACTGTGGATTCTCATAATTTCTTTGCGAAGATACTAAAATTGAAACTTCATCATATAGTTCATTCTCTTTAATTGCATGATGATCAAGGATAATTATGTCTACCCCTATCTCTTTCAGCTTTTTATATTGAGAAATATCTTTATCCAAGCTATCTACAATAATCAATAAATCAATTCCATTGAACTGAGCTAAATCTTGTCCTATCAAACCATGCATCTTACCTTCATCTATATAAGTCTTAATGTTATTAGTAAAATGCTTTAGATATCTTGTCATTTCTGTTCCAGACGTAATACCATCTAAATCAGTATCAAACAAAATTCCTATACATTCATTGTTTGTAATTGCAAAGTCTACTCTTTGATATGCTTCATCTATACGAGATAATGAATCTAATGGTAATAAATCTTCTTCTGTTGGATTTAAGAAATGTTCAACATTTTCAACCCCTCTTTGATTAAGAATCGTATCAAATACTTCATCTTCATACATTCCACGACAATCGTTTAATATTTTATAATTCGTCTTCGTCATCCTCATCTCCAATCATTGTTATCTCATTTTGTAAAACATTTTCTAAACACTCTTTTCCTAAATCAGATGGCGAAACTTTATTCTCATATCCTCGACCGAAGTAACCCCAATATCCAAGTTCAACTTCTGTAAACCTGGAATAATTTTTAACCATATCAATATTTCTCATAATATTTTCAAGTCCATATCCTACATCATGTAGGAAGATTATTCGTTTGGGATTTAATTCGAGAAGCATTTTGACTTGTTGAATAGAAATAGATCCGCTTCCAAGAGACACGCAATTTCTTATTCCGTATGAATAACACTGCATACAACTCTTCTCAGCTTCAAAGATATAGATAGTATTATCTACTAAAAATTCATAGTTCTGAGAATATCCAAATAATGTTTGGCTCATGCTGCAAGGAACAGCATAAAAATATTTCATTTCACCATCAGGAACATCATAATTGAATCGTTCCTTAACACCCATTAACTGTCCAAATTGATTTCTTATGGGAATAACAATTCCTTGTGATTCTACATCGTACTTTATGTTAAAAAATTTTTGTGAAAGAAGTGATATATTATCAGCAAGAAACCTTGTATTCCCACAATTAACATAGCAATCTAAGATGGAATCATCGTATGTATTAACTTTATTAGTTCTTCGCTTTCTAATCTTTTCATAAAATCCTCCAAAAATTCCTTTATTATCAAAAAAATCATAATAATCTGTAATCCCTAATGCATGTCTTACTTCATTAAGGACATCTATAAATTCAACTTTTCTTTGCTCGATAATATATGAAAAAATATCTTTTCTTATATTTCTCGCATAATCAATGGTGTATAAATACTCGTTATTTTCAAGATTGATTACTATACTTTTCTTTGATGACTTTTCATCTCGTCCAAAAGATATATATTTAGGACGAATTACTATGTTACAATAGCCAAAATGTTCTAACACATCTTTAAGCTTATCTGGGTGATTTATCAGTTCTTTCTTAATATCTGCTAACATATATCACTCCAAAAGTTATTATTTTATTTCTCCATGTCGAGGTCTGCACTGTGCCACTTCACGGAATATACAATGATCTCCTGAAAACTTCAAAAGATATGCAATACCCGTATCACTAGAATTATTTCCATTTCTTGTTTTCTCAACAAAAATCATACGCCATACGGCATTAGGATCAGGTTTATATTCTTCTTCTATCCATTTATCATTGACTTTTTTTAATCGGAATGGGCGACAATAGAATTTACTTTTTTCATCCAATTCCTCTGGGTATACAGTTCTCATCAGAAATAGATTTTCCAATATTTCCTTAATCTGTTTAGCATTACTCAAACAGCTCGCATCCAAGAATAATTTTCCTTTCATATACTCTGCCAACTGCACAGAAGCAAGCATAATCAGATTGTATTTCATTGCTAATTTGTCTAATTCACGACTATCTCTTACAAGAGATAAGTCTTGTCTTGCAGATGAAAAATCTCCTTCTTGTATCTTAAATGTGTCATATAATACAGTGTCATATCCATATCTCAATACATTTTCACGAATTTTTTTCTTTACAACTCGCATGTCAGCATCGTTAATGGAAATAAATTTAACTCTGCCCTTATAATTCTCTCTCCAAAATTTCTGTACATCTGTTAACTGTTCTCTGCTTTCAGCATTAATATCGCCAGATGCCATTTTCTTTTTTGTGAGTTTAAAATATCTATTACGCTTTCCAAGCAACCAAACCATGAATTTAATCTTGAATTTTTTGATATTCTCCTCATTGGAGATAATAAGAATTTTTCGATCATAATGCAGAAGTGCCATAAGAATTGTAATCCACCAAGTAGATTTACCTGCACTTGAGAATCCACCCATCATTGTAAGTGTTCCTTCAAGCAATCCCATAATCTGTCGTGATAAAAACGGAAAACAGTTCATCTCTTCACCATTTTTATCATAGCCAGCAATATCAAATGGTACACCATTTTCTTCGCCATCTTTACAAGACTCTATGAATTCATCATCAAAATCAATTTCTTCCTCTTCAAGTATTTTACTGCTATAACCAGTTCCATAACTAGATATACGAGCTTCATACCAATCTGTTACTTCTTCAGCAGTCATCTTTCTGAACAATTTCAAAGGTATTACCTTTTTATCTCCCACAGTTATTTCCTGCAAAAGATTAAAACCATCCTTATACATATTCAACATAATATTTTCTCTATATAGAATATCTATATATGTATCAAAATTCTGAGTATTGATAATATCAATTTGGTGTTGAATTGTATCCCAACCACCCCTATCCTCAAATTTCTCAATAACTTCTTCATTCATATTTGATAAGATGGTTATCTCATCTAAGGAATAAAACCCTTTTTTTCTCAGATTTTTTAACAATGAAAAATAAAAAAGACCATCTGCTGTAATAAAATCTTTTTGTTCAAATGTTGTATCATCAAGCAGAAGCATATCCTTGAAAAAACAACTGATAACATTACCTTCATACTCAATTCTACCTTTTAATAATTGAGCAGGATATTTTTCTTTTACACCTGTAATAAATTCACTTATGTTAATCACCTACGCTTTCTTCAATTTCAGATAAACTTCTACGTTTATTTCTTCTCTTATAATTCATAATTGGCATATCAACTTCAACTTCTCTCGGTTTTTCAGACTCTTTCATTTTAAAGTCAGTCAAATTATTTTTAAGTATTGCAGCGAAATACCGAATTTTTGCATATTCACTTACAAAATCCTTTTCAAGAACCCTTGTTATATACTCTTTATTCTCTGTTAGATATGCCAAAATATGTTCATAAGAATATACATCTAATAAAAGATTTATCTCTTTGAACAAAGCGGAATTTAAAACTTTATATCCAAATATCTGATTAATACATTCGTATGTATTATCTTTTACTTCCTTTTCGTGCAATACTTTCTGATATTCAGATTCATTGCAATAGTAGGTGTTTTTGCCACCTACTACCACTTTGAATGCTTCATTTCTATCTACTTTAGTACCACACAGTCTGCATTTAACCAGCATGTGTTACTCCTTTTAGTTCATCATGTCGTAGATTCTCTTTAATCCGTCCTCATTGACATCATTAAGCTTGCCATACTCAGCAATTACATTCTTAACAGATGCCTTTAGTTCTGCATCTTTGCACTCCTTGTACATCTTACGAATAACAGCATCTAAATCATCTGGATATGCAGAAGTTTCTGTTGTCTCTTCGATTGTATCCTCTACGGGTGTGTCGATATCATCAATATCGTCTTCCTCAATAGGATCAGGTTCAGTAACCTTTTCTTCCTTAACTGGCGTTGTCTTCTTAGGGGTAGACTTCTTACCGATAGTAGACTTTGACTTTTCCATACCTTCCTCGACTACTCTAATAAAATCAGCCGCCATATTAGGCTTATCAAATACCATATATTCTGGCACTGCACCATCTGCAAAACGTCCACCTGCATCAATAAGTGTTGTTCCTCTAAAATAAAGTTTACGAACTGTATCTGTTGCATACTTCTTTACTTTATCCCCAACCTTCTTTTCTTCAAGGTCACGATCAATAACACCTGTAAGAGTTACATCAAAAATGTCACCAAAAGCAGCTTCATAATCTGCTCCCATATTTGAAGATAACTGCATATATCCATCCTCTTCAAGACCACCCTTTTCCTTAATTGTCTTAAATTTAGTATGTGCAATTACCCATACACCAAAACCTGCATCTTCAAGCTTTGTCATATAAGGCTTAATAATATCATTTGCAGAATACTTCTCTCCTGCTGTATATCCACCAAATGCAGCCTTAATTGACTTACACTTCTTGTTAGGATTTTCAACATTGCTTTGACGAATAGTTTCTGTATCTGCAATAAGTGCAAGCTCATCACCAGTATCAAAAGCTACCATTTCAATATTGTGTTCCTTACCCTTCTCGTTAATTAACCAATCAGCTAATTCCTGTAAATCCTTATATGTCTTAACCTGAGTAGCATTCAGATTATCAAGCATCTTATAACCTTTCTCATTTCCACAACCTACAAGCAAACCTCTTGATGGATCTCCATACTTTTCAAGAATTACATCTCTAAATAATGTTGACTTGCCGAATTTCTTTGTACTCCTAAGATAGATTGATAAGTTCTTAATATCTGGTTTAATTACATTAATTGTTGGTTTCTGAAATGCCATATGTATATCTCCTTTTAAATAATCATATTTTTATTTGTTATTATCGAGAGAGGGGCATTTGCCCTCATCTCTTTTAAAGTTCATCATCGTCATCTTCAAAGAGGTCTTCTGTTCCTTCTGGAAGCTCCTCTTCAAGTGGCTTAATTACCATATCATCTTCTGTATATACCGTGTCCTGTCTGCCCTTAGTGAATCCCTTTGCTGACTTTAAGAACTGATACTCTCTAATTCTTTCACCATACACACTTCCACCAAGTTCTGCACGAATATCATCCATAGTAATAAGACCACACTCTAAGTCATCCTTCTGTTCATCAGTAAGCATGTCCTCTGTAATCTCTGTCTTTTGAGCACCATTAAGCATATTAACGACTGCACCATATTCCTTGAACGTATCATCATCAACAATAAATTTATGCTTGATTGACTCTGCTCTCTTCTTAGCCTTTTCATCAGCATCATCTGAAGGAACTGGAATTGTAATTGTAACTGGCACAGCAATATTACCCTTACGATTATTGTCATATTCCATCATGTATCCATTCACATAATACTTCCCCTTCTCTTCTACACTCATATCATCTAAACTCTCTGAGTTAAATAAGACATTAATTGTAGCTGTTGAACTCTCTTCTGCATCGTCTGCTGCGAGATAAATACGATTAGGAACATATGATTCATAAACTCTCTGATTTTTGTCTGAATACTGATACTCGCCATTTCCACGAATGAAGAACTTCTTATCAGAATACTCTCCACTATCAATAACCTTCTTAATAAAGTCGATGAAATCCCATTCTGAAATAAATTCATGTCTTCTTTTGTTACTCTTTTCAAGCTCCGCATTTACATCTGCTTCATTCTCAAGACCAATCTCTTTTAACTCTTCATCAGTAAGGTTTGTTCCTTCCTTAACCTTTTCAGCAGCCTTTTCAAGCTTATATCTACGACCTGGCTTTTCAAGATCAAAGATGAACTTCTTGAACTCTGCAACTTCTGCTAATTTTGATGATGTAAGTCTCTCCTTAAATGGAATCTTTAATGATTCACCTTTAACCTTATTGCCATTTTCATCTACACCACTCTTAGAAAATGTGTACACATCACCATGACCATCCGCAAAAGCACCTGATGTAACAGTCATCATATGTCTGTTATCTCCACAAGCTACATTAAACATTAACTGCTTGCGTACCCAACCAGAATCAAACTGCTTTTCCTGATAAGGATGGAACTTTTCACTCTCCTTACCGATACTTAACTTTCCTGTCATTTCAAAATTCATTAAATGAATCCTCCTTATATGTAAATAATTTTTGATAACTTATATATAAACGCCCTTCTCAGGACGGAACATAGAGATTAAATCTATATAAAATCTATATTCAACAGTGATTTTTGAGCGCAAAAGCCCAAGGGTATGCTGTTCTTTCACCCATTCATATATTCACTATTCAGTTATTTGTTTTGGAATTTTTGAACTGAATTGTTCAAGACTAATTACTAAGCAGTAATCTTTACTTTTATAAGTCTATATGGCTGATAAGCGTTTGGATATTTCTCTCTATCCACTTTACTGATAAACATATCATATGGTCTAGTCCATACTCTCTGATCCTTTAAGCTCTGATATACAACCATCTTTTCTTCTGTTTCTGTATTAGTTCCAATAGCAACAATCTTATAGAAATCACCTTTGAAATGTTGTACTGTGTCTCCTGGTTGAAAATCTCTATCATACATGAATACACCATTTGATTCCATATGTCCCAATATCTGAACATTCATTGTGATAAATTCACCATGTTTCAGAAGTTCTTCCTTTTTAATAAATACAATTTTATCAACTAAATAACCATCCTCTTTTTCTTCACAAGTAACTGTCTGCCCTGACTTCCAATTATTTGCAAAGTCTTCATTAAATCTAAATTCTGTCACTTTCTCACCTCCTAATAACCAATGAAACAGTGAATTACTTCACTTACTTATTCTCCCGTTTTTAAGATAAACTTTCTTCAACCAATATATTTAATTTTTTCCAACAAGGAATACATATATGGAATGGTTGACTTTGTAATCTGAACGATTTTAGATATATGATCTTTTCATTATTTAATTCTTTATCACAAATTTTACATCTACATTTTTTAGTATTTCTTACTTCAAATTCGTTAAATTCATGTATAAAACTTTTATCCATTTTTCCCTCCATATATGTTTATTCTCTATTCGATTTTCATTTTTATTGGAAATTGTGATTCGAACGAATCATAGATAATTCAAATTTTACTTGTTAAATAAATATTCATCACATTTAAATCCGTTTTTATTTAACCAATCAGCTACTAAATGACGATGGCAAAAATCTGTAGGTTTTTCATAGCAAATCAAAGCAATATCATTTTCTCCAACATTATATCCATAGCAAATTCTTGAAAAATCTAAGACAACATCAGTAGCGTTTAATTTATTTAATACCTGTTCATTAAAGCACTTTATGTAATAGTCATTATCATGATTTTCTTTCCACTTCATAAAGAAGTCATATTTGGGTGCAAGTTTCTTATACTGTAACCCTGCGTACCAATTAGGTGCTTTTCCGCAAATCGAAATTGGGACTATATTATCTGGTAACGATTTAAGTTTTGCAAAATAACTTGTATATATCACATTCTCACCTCCAACTATATATTCTCTGTTTCAGGTTCTTCTAAAACCGCAATGCTTAAAGTTCCTGTATCACAATTTCTACCCATTCTTGTCTTAAATCCAAGTTTATTCAACTCTTTGTCTAATTCGTATAGATCGTTCTCATCTGTACTGTAAATCTTACTACCCTTACAAATCTCGACAGCTCTTACATAATTTTTATCTCGCCAAGCCGAACTAATATACAACCATTGGTCTGTATCTACTTTAGATATTTTATTTCGTGGAACTATTGTGAATGGTTTAAGAACTTCTTCGATTTCATCTCTATGTTCTATGTAATTATCTACTGGATCTCGTATCAAATTAAGAAACGCCCTACGACCTCTTTTATATTCCATAATAATATTCTCCAATCTGCACCAAGAAATGTCAGTTTCATTCGGTCTTGATTTCCATACCATATATAGTGTTTGTTGTGCTTTACGCTCACTATATATGGTATGTTATTTACTCTTCACCAATAAATACCAATCTATCAATATATTCTCTACTTTTCAGAAGATTTCTTTAAGTCTGTTAATGCATAATCTAAATCCTTAACCGTCTGAATAGCTTCCTTCATACTATTCATACCAGCAACAGCACTTGAAAAAGCTTTAATACTTTCAAACTCCATCTCTGAAATAGTCTTTAAAACATCGACCAATTTCATATTGCCAATTCCAGATACCTTTGCTGCATTTTCGATTGTTTCTTCTTCATTGACAAGTAAATCAATAAACTGTCTTACCTTATTATTCTCCATCGTGTTTAACTCCTTCATATATTCTTTTTAATCTTTCTTTGCATTCCTTACTTGGATAACCAGAATTAGATAAAGCTAGTTTTATCCATTCTATCGTCTGTTTATCTACTTGTTCTTTGTCAAGTTCAGCATCTTTTACTTCACCATCATAAGACTCGTCATACTTCTTCATTTCTTCAACTAAGTAATTTGATACATCTTCGATACTTGGATATTTTTCGATATGTCATGCACCTCCCTAATAAGTTATTCTCCATACTTTTCAAATAATTCTGCCATTGTCATATCATTGTATTTTGCAAGATCCACACAACAAGCACATACATTTTTAGGTTGCGATGCTCCAATTCCATAGCATAGATAATCAGTCAATTTAGCATACTGAAAATTTTCATATTCTCCTCTTGTATTCCAACCTACCATTTCTTCACCACTAATAATGAATTTTGTATCAGGAACACTAAGTACACTGCCATTACACTGTCTCCACCATGCCTCTTCACCTGCTAATTTAACAAATTCATCTTCTGACATATCACACATCTTATTAAATAGGTTTTTAGATATTTCCCATACCTCATATCTATTCCCAGCATATGTAATTTCAGCATCATTTGGTGGATTATCTACAATGTCAAAAAATCTTTTTAATTTATTTCCTAAAATCTCCATTATTTTACCTCTCAAGGAAACCGATATTTATTCTTTGATTCAAATTCTTCAAGTGCTTTATAAAATTCACTGCCTTTAATTTCTATAAAGCCTGTACTATCATCTGGTGTAATAGTTTCATATTTTGTTGTAGAAATTTTTAAATATAATTTATTCTCATGTTCAAATCTTGAAATTGAATATCCCCCAAAATGTAATTCTTTGAAATAATCTCCTTCTTGAATTGGATGATTATTAATAACAATTTCTTTTTCAACGCACAAATCCTGGAACTCTTTTGATGTTTTGCTATTGGCTCTAAATTTTCTCATTAATACATTAGAATCGCAGAATAACTTAGTTGGTTTTAGTAATTCCTTACCAAATTTCTGATTGTTTTCATCGCAATGGGCAATATATAATCTAATATTATGTTTCTCATGCTCTTTAAATGGACAATTTACAAATCCATCTCCACTAATATGATATTCTTTTCCAGCAATACCTTTATTCTCAAAAAAATTATTTACTAATATTCTTCTTTCTTCCTCATGTTTTCTATAATCATCAATCTCTTTGAGGAATTTCTCATTTGTTACAATATAAAATTTCTCCATTTTTTATCTCCACATTTCCACAAGAATCGAATCATTCTTATTAATTTATTCTCTCAATCCATCCAATACTCTCATCAAAACGTGTCTTGTAAGTTTTTTAACATCACCACTGTACAATCCACATTCAATGTCACAAGCCTTTAGAACTTCATCAAGAGTTTTATTCTTCTCTTCACTTAGTAACCTCTTACAGTTCTCATATTCAATATCATTTGTCTCATGAGCATTTCTAAGATTACTTTCTAAGCAGCGAATAATATCAATTAGTTCATCTTTTGTCATAGATTTTAATGTACTGTCGGAATATGTTTTTCTTCCATCACCTATTGACATGTTCCACCTGCCTTTACTATCTCAATCGCCTTTTCAAGAGGAATAAGATAATTATTGCTGTTGCCACTTCCATACAGTTTTACAGAAGAGTCCGTTTTCAACTGTCCTACAACACCATCAATATAATAAGCTGTTGATTGGTCTTTTATGTCTCTATAATCTAACACATAGTTACTACACTCTTGGCAGTGTGATATATCTCCTGAACAATCACCTTCATAGTTGCAATAAAAACTCAACTTATCTGCATCAATTAATCTCATTTTATTTCTCCTATTTGTAATCTTCTGGATGTTCTTTATAGTTATCTACCACGCTTTTCATATAACTAAAATAATCTCTTACAGAATCACTACTATCAGAAAATCCACTTGTCACTTCGTATCCATTATCGAACACTGCAAAGGTTAAGAAACCTGAGCTATCTAGTCCTACTTCTATGTCACAGCCTTTATATTTACCTTTCATGATGTTATTCTCCTAATCATCCTTATCTATAATGAACCAATATAAGAAACTTAAAAGTGTAAAAATGATTCCAAGTATCTTATTTTCTGCTTGATATGAATACATCGTTACACCACTACAGAACCATACCAAAAGAAATGCGATTGCTTGTCTATAATACTTTTTCATTTCACACCTCCAATTTTCTCAGCTACTTTTGCCTCACATATTCCACAAATGCAGCCATTTTTCTCATCATACTTTTCAAGTTCACTAATGAGATTACTACAACACCAGCTTGATTCATTAAGATGAAACTCAATCATGTCGTCATCCCAATCCGAAGGAAAATCCATTGGTAGATTTATTATCCACTGTATGGTTTTGGTCTGTCTATCTGCCATATTATTCTCCAATTTCTATCTTCTGACCGATAAACTTCTGAAGCTGTTCATTTACATCATCAGGATAAGTTTTCACAACATAATCAGCGCAAACATGAATTTTTGTAATAATCTTATTCTCATCATACTCAATACTTCCAAGTGTTCCACCTGGAATTCTGATAGGCAAACAACTATTCTCATAATCACAAAGCACATAATGTTTCCAATGTCCATTAGGATCAAGTCTAGCAAGTTTATCCAGCTCTGTTGTGATTTCACAATAATATTCATTCATTTTTGAATATCTTGAATTCGCATATTTGTTAATCAGCTTCATAATGTTATTCTCCTAACTATGTTCATATATTTGTTGTTTATATCTTGATTTTATATACTCTGATTGGTTCTCCTTCACTTTTATTGCTTTCTTGTGGATAATACGTATTACCAACCCATTTAAATTTTAAATAGACCAACTCAAAATCGTTTTTATCAATACTACACTTTTCAAGTAATCCATGAAAATTTTTACTCAGCCTAAAACAAGTTTCTACATCATTGTCTTTGTACCAATTCATATTTATCAAAAATTGCGTTCTGTCATTACTAATACCACTATAAAAATTTCTCATTCGCACCTCCAATCTATCCAAAGGAAAGAAAAATTTCCTTCGACTTTTGAGATTTTAAAAGCCTTATTTTTCAAGGCTTTCGTGACCTCTAATTATTTATTCTCTGTTTTGCAATATCAAAATACTTTTCATCAAGCTCAATTCCGATAAACTTACGTTTATTATTCATACATGCTACACCTGTCGTTCCACTTCCCATACAAAAATCAAGCACAACATCTTCCTCATTTGAGAATGTTTTTACAAGATAATCCATTAAAAGCAATGGTTTTTGTGTTTCGTGAACTCTAATATCAATATCTGGACTATATGTTTTGGATTTAGCTGCCGTGATAGGACATTTATATGCTACTACGCTGATTGGATTTCTTGTTCCATCATCAGGTTTTCTATTGCGTTTCATATTCCCATAAACATTATTTGTTTCACCATAAATACTCATTGTTTTTCTCTGTGTTAAAAACTCTTTTTCTTTAACTTCCCATTTCTGAGGATTGTATGTATATTTACCATTCTTAGCAAATACAATGATATTTTCGTGGACTTTCAAATGCTTCTGTTTATATTGCATACCACTCGCAGATTTATTTTTAAGCCAAATTATCTCTTCTCTAAAATTGTTGATATTGGAATTTATTAATTTTGAAGTAAATGGTTGGCTAGAAAATAGAACGATTGGCGAATCATCGTATGTGATTTTATAAAGCAAATCCCACATCTTATCAAATGGAATTACTTCATCCCAAGAACAAGCTGTTGTTCCGTATGGGATATCACATATGACTGAATTTACTTTTACACCGTCATCAATTAGTTCTTGTAGTTTTACAAGACAATCTCCTTGCCATAATTCAATATTTTGCATTTATCTATTCAAAAAGTGACATGTCCTTAGTAGCTACCTAACTTTTCCTTTCTGATATTCTCTTATTTACTGGGATTCCCATAGCCGAATGGCTTAGATATGTTCAAAAATTTCCGAATGAAAGATTGGTTTACTGCGAAACCATTACTTACTCTTCTTTACGGAAGTATTATTAACTGACTTCTGAATGTTCTTCAAAAGCTGAATATTATCGTTAATCATAAGTGCTAATGCCTGATCCTCTGTAAAACCAACACTTACATATGCATCAAACATATTCTTCTTGATTCTCGCCTGAATTGCAGGATATTCAGTATTCTCAGAATAATCCTTTGCAATAATCATGAGTTCCTTCAGAACATCATATACAGGCTCTTTATACTTTGTAATGTATGTCTTTACTACCTCTCCTAAACTTTCTGGGTTCTCTGCTAATAATCTTAAAATTGTTTCCATGTTTAATATTCTCCTTTATAATTTTTTGTTATTCTCCAAACTCACAAGTGTCACATGTTGAAAAATACTTATCGTGATCTATGCAACATTGTGGTCTGTTATCGTCTTCATCAGTTTCTTCATTAAATTTAATATAAAATGGAGTACAATCACAGACCAACATTGATGCGATTGACATTCCGTAAATAATAGCAGATTTACACTCTTGATTATCCTTGAATATTGAACAATTGACCATCTTGTTAAATTCTTCAGAACCAATGAAATTCAATACTGTTTTCTGTAATTCGGTTGAATCAATTAGCTTTTTATAATCTTCCATTTGATACCTCTTTTCTATAATCCAATGATATGTTGCATTCTTGTGAAGTTACCACAACTAATTACAATATTTTTCAATACCTTGTGTCATAATATCTCTTAATTCGTCTTCTTCATATGTAGAGCCAAACTGCGACCAACTACATTCTGTATCATTGTGTACTAACGCAAGTTTAAATACACTGCCACCATAATTCTTATATGCATCTAATTTGATAGCTTTAATATGAGGAATTTCTAAATACCAATTATGCTCTTTATATTCAAACTGGATATTAGTAGCTTGACCAAAATTATAATCAATGAATTTAACGTTATTCATATACTCAATATCAAGAAGTTTTTTAATATAATCAATATACCAATCATACATTTCCCTTTCTTTATACTTCTTTCTTTTATCAAGCTTGTTACCATCAGTATCCTGATTCTTTGATAACATATTTAACCATTCTCTACACATTTTAATCGTAGACGACTGATCGAGCAGCATATACTGAATGTTCTCTTTATAAGTGCGAAATGCCTGTTGTTCAATAAGATCATATTCATTTTTTATGTCATCCAATGCTTGTTTCTTTGCTGACAATCTTCTTTCTGCTTGTGCAAACTTATTTAATGAACCCATTTCATATTCGCCATTATAGCTATATGTATCATTTTTATATACTAAAGACATTAATTCACCTCTTTTATCTTTTCTAACTCCTATCCTCTCTTTACGTCCAAAGGAAACCTGAATTTACTTTTAAATTTGTTCTCCTAACTTCCTGCCACACCAAGGACAATACGAAATATATTCTCGCTGATGAACAAACCCATCGTCATATTCATCCCATTCAGAAGTTTCAATATCCAAATAGTATTCATTCGTTAATGGATCTACGTATATTTGATTATCAGGCGAGTTATAATCACAACGGTTACACATATTTATTCTCCAAAAATAATCTTCTTAGCCCAATTCATAGTTGTAGAGCCACACATCTTTCCAAAGAATTCACCAGCTTCAACAACCAATTCATTCTCTTCTTTCACACAATCCTCAAAAATTCTCTTAGGTAAATTTTGTGCAACAATCTTCATATCTTGTGGTTCAATCTTTTCAGACAAAATGCCTTCATCAATCATTTTATGTAATTCTTTCTGAACCCTATTCTTTGTAACAATTTGTTCTACTATATCAGAAGCTTTTGCTTTGGCAGCTAATTTCTGCGGATCTTCTACTTTCTGTTTGTGATTGTCCTTCTTGATTTCACTGAATTGTGAGTTTACAATCTTTAAAACAAATGGGGTTCTTGAATTTGGATTGTTAAGTTCTGTCTGATTCTTAACAACAATTCCTTCAGGAACATCAACTGCAATATCTGACTTGTACATAAACGACATACAATGCTCCCAAGAGATAAATTCTCCATCATAAAATGTCTGTACATATCTTAAATTCAACTCATCAGCGAGTCTCTTAACCTTTGACTGTGGTAGATAACACTCGTTTTCCTTATCATATACATCATAAAAATAAAATTTCTTATATGCATCCTGAATATATTTAATGGTATGAGAAGTCAACCATTCACCAAAGAATACATAGTTTGGATATTTTGAAAATGGTTTGACTGCTAACATCTGTACCCAATTCCAAAATCCATTTAATGTATTGTTGTAATCAAGAGTCTGTCTTCTTGAAAATGCAACTAATTTATTTGTTTCTATGTCATATGCAATAGCTGAATTGCTTCCATCTACCTTTTCCTGAATTACAATATGATCTCCTACATGAAAACCACCTGTGTTTGCTACTGTTAATTCCGTATCTTCTTTGATACGTGATATATCCATAAATTTCTTCTGATCCAAGTTCCTCTTACCTTAGTAAGTAGTGCGCACTTTATCCTATAGGAACTTTTCTATTTTCCTTTCTTTTAATCTTCTAATTTGTTACCTTTAGCTTCATTACAAAGCTTACACATTGTTTGATAGTTACTAATATCATCAATACCACCTTTTGAACGTGGTAAAATATGATCTTTTGTCATTAAAATTTCATTACCATTATCATCGACTGCATATAAATTCAGATGATAAGTTTTATCCTGTAAATGTCTTTCTTTAGCAAAATATTTGCCTTCAACTCCACAAACTACACATTTACAGCCTTTTGTGAAAAATGTTTGGTATCTTTGACTATTACCTTTAATCAAATCACCATCAAAATCAACTTTTGCATTTCTTTTATCTTTTTCAAACAAAACATCCTTTGTTTTTTCTCTAACTTCATCAATAGAGTAAATTTCTTTGCGAATCAAATCCTCATGTTTTAATTTTTGCTTTAGTTTTGATTTGCAAAATTGCTTAGTTAATAAAACATTACAAATATCTTCATTACTCAAAATATTCAACAAATCATCTACTGTTTTAATCTGGTTAGGAATATAATCAGAAAGTAAATGTCTATTCCAAACAATCTTAAAAATTTCTGTATCCAAATTTGGTGATAATGGATTATTATTTTTAGGAAAACTCGTATTTAAGAAATCTTCAATAGTTTCATATTTGTCTAATAACTCCTTATCATTAAAACGATAATGAAATTTAAGACCTTTAAAAAATTTCTTTTTGCTCATAGTGACATCTCCTTTAAAATTTTATTGTCACTTATATATTCTCTCTTTTATTTGGGAATCGTGAGCAGAAACGCTCTTAGATGGAATCATTTGAAATGCTTCTTTCTTATTTCTCATATAAAGCTTTCTGAAATTGTTTTCTAAATTTCTTACAAGCTGATTCATTTTGACTATCTGTTAATACTCCATGTATATAACAATACTGAATTGAATATAATAACTTTTGTAATCTCTCAGCGTCTTTACCGAGAGTACACCCTTGTTTATTCACATACTTTTCCAAATTATCAAATAACGGATCAAAATTACTCATATCTACAACTTTACCCATATTCTTATTCCCCCATCTGATCTACAATACTTTGTAACTTGTCAATATACATCTGTGCATATTTTTTATGTGATAACTGTTTAATATTAGCAGGTACAAAAGCTAACTTTGCTTCACCAAAAACATCATTATTTGAATAAACTTTCATAAACTGGCACATAGTTTCAGCATCAACCTGATCTAAATCTAGCTGAAAACAAATTACATCGCCCTTCTGTGGATGCAGTTTTCTAACCTTAATAAGTGTCTGTTTAAATAATTTCTTTCTCTGTCTCTTATTCATAATTTTCACCTACCTACATAACTTCTAAATGATATTCTTCAACATATTTTCTTCTCTTCCAAAACTTCCACCACGGAAATTTCACATATTCTATTTCTATAACTCGAAGCATCTTATCCTCATTTTTATCTCTGTCTAACCTTAAAGCAGGTGAATCAAACATTGCTTTGGCTAATTCGTTAATAGAAATATGTTCTCCAATTTGATATTTCTTCTTGTGTGGTTGTGGAGGATAATAAGAAATTACGTCATGTTGTTGTAATTCATATGCTCTCATATTGTTATTCTCCTATTCGCTCACTCTAAGTACATTTGTATCACCAACTGCCAAATCTTTCTCTTCCACAAAAGAATTAAAATACTCATTATTCTTAAAATTATCTTCTAATGCTTCGGTAATAATATCATCCAACCGACCAAAGAATTTTACAGAAGGATAAAACGCTGGATATTTCTTTAAACGGTATTTATTAACATTCCCCCTTAATACAGATAATCCATGTCTTCTACGCTTATTGTTGTTCCAATGAATAGGATCAGCATAGAAAGCATTTTTGTTTCTTTCATACTCTTCTTTTTCTTCCTTCGCCAATCTGTCAAGTTCTTTTTCTCGTTCAGTTTTTGGACGAGGTTTCATAATTTCTTTGACATTTTCTCGAATTTTATCATTCGCTTCTGCTTTTTCTGAATCACTCATCTTGTTATAGTTCATAGCAGCTTCTAAAAATATATTTTTCAATTTCTCACCTACTTTCATGACCAAAGGAAACGTGGTTTTCTTACTTTACTTCTAAGTCTTCCATAATAATTTGCTTTTGAAGGAAATTCCAACAATAATAACTACTACTAAATGTTATTTTGTTTTGAACTTCTCCGTTATTCATAAATTTCATTCTTTTATCAAACATCAACAACTGTAAATCTCTTTCCTTAAATATCTGTTTTGGAGCAGCGTCATTTAACCATGTATTACTCATAATAAGTGCGAATGGCTTTCCAAAACTTAAAGCTCTTTCAAATATCTTACGCTTGTTTGTAAATGGAGGATTTGACACAATACAATCCCAGTTATCATCGGGTTCATATGTATAGAAATCTTGTCCATTATCTATATGAGTAGCGATTACTTTGTGACCTGCTTCTCTAATTTGTTTAACAAATTCACTATTTTCTTTATCGAATGGACACCACACCACTGCATTTTGTGGGATATATTTAATAATTGGCTTCACTCCATAAGCAGGTGTTAAGCATTCGTCATTGTTTCCTTTGCTATATAAGACTTCTTTACTATTAATCATTATTATTTTTTCAAAAAGGTACAACGTTGTTTAATTCTTGCAAGAAACCTATACCTTTCTTAATATTTTTTGTAATTACATTTATATATTCTTTTAATTCTTGCTGTTTTCAACCTCTGAAAGCCTTGATTTTAGGGCATTTCAGAGATTGGGATTTTAATAAAACTATCCGTATTGCTCAAAATTATTTTTTAATAAATTTTCACATAGAATAAGTTCTATTTTGTTATTACTTAGAATATATCTACCATCTGATAATTTTTTTGCTACAAACCAAACAGAACCAATTTCTATTTTTATTCTTTCTAACTCATTTTTATCAAATAGAGTTGTTTTAAATTCTTTGGTGCATTCATACATTCTCATGTTTTTATTCTCCTATTTAATAATTTGTGATTAATACCTCGCAATCGGCACTCTTGTCCTTTTTCTGATAATTACAGTTGCTATAATCACCATTAAGATAATGAATGTTATATTTATTTTTCCATTCATCTAATAACGGATTATCATATTTAAGATTGTTGCTTAGTGCAAATCTGCCATGCTTGTCCACAACATCTAACACACTTAACAAATCTTTCTCGTCCTGTTCTGACCAACCGCCATTTTCGTTATAAGTAGCAACTGAGTTGTAATATGGTGGATCAACATATATAAAATCGTCTGCAAAAAAATTACATTCTCTAAAATCTTTATTCCAAAATTGAATGTCTTTTTTATGCATTTCATCAACAAAAGTCTTTAATTTTTCTTGTAGGGAAATATTATAATCACGTTTTCCATAAGGCATATTAAATTCACCTTTAGAATTGAATCGTATCTGATTACTAAACGAACACGTTATAAGTGTATAGAATTTAATCCAATCAGGATTAGAGTTGTATGCTTTTCTTAATTCAAAGTATTTAGGCTTATTATATTCGCCAAGACCTTTACTTGACTCACATCCATATACTTCATAACCATTAAGATCAGACCTGCTTAATCCAAAATCAGATATGGTTTTTAAAATCATATTATGAATATACTCAGAATCATTATTGTAGAAATGTTCCAATAAATCTACCACCTGTTTACAAATATCATTGTAAACCAAATGCTTTACTTCAATGTTAATCCCAACATTAAATCCACCACCAAATAAATCTACAAATGTATTAATATCTTTTGGTATAAGGGGTATAATCTGTGGCAGTAACTTATACTTGCCTCCGACATAATTTAGAGGCGATTTGATATATGTATTTTTCAAATTTGTTCACCTGGTAGCTGCGCAGCTTTACTCACATGTGAACTCTAATCCTTTCATTAATTTGTAATTATATTGTTATATTCTCTTTTTGTCTCGAATATTGTGTAGTTTTCGTGACAAGCCAAGAAACCAAAATTTCTTCTTACTTTTGCAAATTCGCCAATCTCTTATGGCTCAATACATTCAGTGTATCCTCAATACCTTCATAATAAGCAGACTGTTTATCAACATCGTGGTAATTTCTTGCCTTATCAAATACCTCTTGTATGTACTTCTCTTCATCCTTTTTATCTATTGATAAACGCTTGATTTTACCAATGCAATCATCACATATATCTAAGCTGTTAAATAACTTATTCCAAAGTCGACAACCATTAATATATCTTTTAGCAATTCCCGCAATGTCAAGTTCAAAACCAGGAATTCTATTTCCACAAATATCACATACTCTATAATTTATCTTTGACACTAATTTACCTCCTGTAATGGACACCATTCAGGTTTATTCTGACAATATCCATCTTTACAATCAATCATTCTGCATAGAGTGTTGTCGTCTGGTTCATCCATTACTTCGCAACAAGCCTCAATACCTTCATCAATTTCTCTACAAAACCTACAGTCAAGACATGTTTCAGGCATATCAATGAACAACGCTGCTTTACTCATATATTCTCCTTTCTCGATCCTAAGAAATATCGCATTCATTTTTATTTTAGTCTGTTCTTATATCGCTCAATACCATATCTTTCAAGCGAACTACTTGTCATAGTAGCCATTTCCACGTTTGTATTTAACAGAATTGACAACACAAGTGGAAGCTCATCGATCAGAATATTTTTATCTCTTTTCATTGCATCAATATCAGCAAATTCATATGCAGAATAAATCTTAACCTCTTTATCAGTAATTCTTTCTGCTAAATCACAAAGATACTGTTTCATACTCTCCGTTCCTACGATAATTGGATATCCCGTCTCTACTGCTTTCATAATCAGTCTTGTTGATTTACCGTATCCTCTTGGTACATTTAAAATTTCCATGTGTATATTCTCCTATCGTTTTTAGAAATTTGGATAGAATGAAGGCATAAGCTGAAGCTTGAACAAATTCTTTTCATGCATTGAATCAATCTTAGCTTTTACATCCTCATCATCAATCTCTCCTGTTCTGATATATCTATCAAGAGTGTCATAAGTGAATCCAAGGTTATCCTCGTCAGTCTTTCCACAAAGACCGTCAGTAGGTGTCTTATCTACTAACTCAGATGGAAGTCCTAATTCACGACCAATAGCCTTAACTTCCGAAACTGTAAGCTGTGATAGTGGTGCAAATGAACCAAATCCGTCACCTCCGAAGGTCGCATAACCAACCCAATCCTCGGAAAGATTACAATTACAACTTGGGATGCCGTTATTACACTGAGCATAGAAATACAATTCTGTCATTCTAACTCTTGCAGGAGCATTTACTTTAGCCTGTTCTGTAACAACTACTCCATTTGATTCCATTTCAGAAATAATAGAATCAACGGTTGAACCAATATTAATAATTTTGTATTCAATCCCAAGATGATTTGCACATAGAATACTACAGTCAATATCTGACTGTTCATGCTGCGGTAGCATAATAGCTTTTACTCTATCTTTTCCCAATGCCGCAACACATATAGCCGCAACTACAGACGAATCTTTCCCACCAGATAGTGCGATACAACAATTCTTATCTGGGAATTTTTCTTCAAACAAATTTTTAACCCATTCAATCACGTCATTTGTTACTGTTTTTGCATCAAACATTTATATATTCTCCTTCCTTACATTCGATTCATTACATCATAAAATCGTATCAAATATTCATATACATTCTCAGGAACTAACTCTTTTACCTTTTCAAATTCGCCCTTTTCACACAAATTTCTAACCAAACTTGATGAAGTATGATTTTCTGGTATTTGAATTTCTGTAAAATGATCCTTATATTCCATTAAATTAGCTTCTTCTAAAGCATCGTTAAGATTCTGCCCTTCTCTGACACAAGCAACAAAATGATATTCTTCTACAAATGGTTTCCAGTTGTACCAACTTGTCAGAGTTTGAATATTGTCCATCCCTAAACAGATATAATATTCGTTGAATTTATACTCTTTTTCTACTTCATCTCTTAGCTGTGTTATTGTATTGTATGTTCTTTGTGGAAAGAAACTCGTTGTCTCTATATCTAATGCTTTCATGTTATACTTATCACAATTTGGCATTGAATTTATTAATGATACTCGACAATAACCAGGGATTAATGTTCTTTTCTTTGCCACATAAGTATCATGAGCTGGAATAAAATATATCATGTCGGCATTAACTGCATTTTTAGCAGCCAATGCCATACCCACATGAGCATTTGTAATAGGATTAAAACTTCCTGGAATAAGCAAAATCTTATTCATGTGACATTCTCCAATCAATACATCTGTTCAGATAATCTACATATTCAGGATTCTTACACATACCTTTGCCTGTTACATCTGAAACCTTTGCAACATCCATACCATTACATTTTGTTGTTTTCATAACAATATTAAGTGCAGGAACATCTGTATCATTGCTTAAATAAGTACCAATTCCAAAAGCAACATTAACTCTATCGTGGAAATATCTGAATAACTTGTCGGCTCTTTCAAAATCAAGACTATCGCTAAATAACAATGTCTTCGTCTTAGGATTGATGCCTAAAGACTCATAATGAGCAATCATCTTTGCGCCCCACTCATAAGGATCTCCACTATCATGTCTGACACCACTAAACAATGTTGCATAAGTCAACTGGAAATCTTTAAGGAAACAATCTGTTGTAATTGTATCTGTAAGAGCAATACCATTTAATACTCCATACTCCTTAACCCATGCATCAAGAGCATACCAATTTGAATATGCAGGATTGTGCTTATGATTCCCCTGTCCTGTACACATAATCCATTCATGAGCCATTGTTCCAACAGGTGTAAGATTATATTTCTTTGCAAGATACACGTTACTTGTACCTACAAATTTTGAAGGACTATGTAATGTATCATTTAAATGTGAAAACTTCTCAACAGCTAACTCCTGTGCTTCAGCAGAAAGTCTACGTCTCAGACCAAATTCTGAAAAAGTACCTGCATACCAATGACCACTTCTAAGATTTTCATACTTCTCATCAAGTCTCTTTTTAAAACTTTCAAATAATTCATCATAGTTATAAGCCATTCTGAAATAAACTTCATTGACGATAGCAAGAGTTGGAATCTCATACATAGAAGTATTAAGCCATGTTCCTCTTGTCTCAATCGCCAATCCACACTCCGCATCAGTTGTTATTTCAAAATCTTCATATCTTGGCTGCCATAATCTCAGAAAATCTACATATGAACCTTTCATCCACTTGATATTATCAATATAAGACAGTTCTTCTTCTGTAAATCTAAGACCACAATATAATTTAATCTGTCTCTTGATTTCCTCTACCATTTCGGGTGTAAAGAATACATCCTTGTTACGACATTTAAAACTCCAAGTAGTCTTGTAATCGCTAAACTGATGATAAATCGCTTGTCCCATACTGAACTTATACGCATCTGTTTCTAACAAACTGTTAATGATCTGCTCCATAATTATTTTCCTTCTTTCTTAATTAAATTGAATATTGTCCCAATATCATATTCTCTCTTTTCACATTCATAAAATAAATTTATGTATTTATCAATGAACGCTTTATCATTTGGGTGCATAGCAATCGGTTTACTCTTCTTTGATTTCCACCATTGCAACTCTTTTTCAAAATTAAAAGCTTTCCCATGATATGCTCTGCCAGCACCAAGATAATCACATAACATTTCTTTTTTATACTTCATTGGCATTTCAATCGGATTCCCACCATTATCAAAATTATCTTGCCAATATTCGTAATGGTGTTTATTTCTTCCCTTATGATGCATCCAAGCTGCTGACCAACCATTTACCTTCTTACAAGCATCAATCGGACTTGAAGTGCCTTGATAATACTTAACACTTTCCCAAAACTCTGTCGGAGAAAACTTTGATAAATCATGTACTAATCCTTGAAATGGGATTCCTGCTTTACAACAGTAATAGAATACCCAATACTTATGAACGCATATCTTTTTGAAATGTTTAAAGATATTTGATATATAATTACTGTACTTCATATTATTCTCCAATCACATTAATCTGACACATCTTCATTGTCTCTAATGCAGCCTTATGTGTCTCAGGTGTTACACCTGCACAGCAACTTGCATCTACTGTAATATCAATGTTAGGGTAATTTGCTCTAATCATAAGTACATTTGACACTACACAAATATCTGTGCAAAGACCACAAACTTCTACTTCTGTAAAATCAAAATCATCCCAATGTGTCCATCCGAAAGTTGTCTTATCAATAACTACGTCATTGTCAATATCAAAATCTAACTTATCTGATATCTGCCATCCGATTGTATTTTTTACACAATGAACAACAGGAAGATGCTTTCCTTCATATGTTTCTAAATAATTATTTGGGTGTGTATCTCTTGTAAAAATTACACTATTACTATTTTCTCTATACTTCTTGATTTTCTTTGCCACATTAGGTACAATACTCTGTGCTTCCTTTGTGCCGAGTGAGCCATCAATAAAATCATTCTGCATATCAATTACAATTAGTGTTTTACTCATAATATCCCTTCCTTTCTTTACTATATATTGTGTTTTACAATTCATTCAACCACTATATGTAGCTTCAAACTTGCCATGAAATGTCGGTTTCAATTCTCGCCATCTTGAAATGCTTTTATTCTATTTTCAAGACAATCTATCTCATCTTCCCAATGCTCAACTAACATATCTTCAATCTGTTGTTTTGCATCTTCTATGCTATCAGCAATAATTGTGTCATATTCTACATTTAATTCTTCTGAAACATAAATATAAACATTCTCATCCGTTTCATCTTGAACAAATCCAGCTACTACATTCTCATTTTCTTCTTCATAGAACTGACTGAAATGTAGTTTATAACATTCTTTGCCAAATTCGTTTTTCTCTCCTACTTCCCAATATTTATTCATAAACACCTCACAATTAATTATTCTCTTCATATTTCTGATCAAATAAGATCATTACAAAAGTAAAAGTGAATATACCTAAAACAATACCACCAACTAAGGCAATTGATTGTGGCAGGAATAAAGATAGTAAAAGACTAAATCCTAAAACTAATCCAATTGCCATAGCACATATAATTGCAACTACTAATAATACAGTACAAGTCATTTTAAACGCTTCCTTCAAGTTATCACCTCCCAATGAAAGACAGGTTTCTTGTCAAAATTCAATCGCTAAAAGCCTTATTTTTAGCCACTTTTGAAGTTCAATTTTTCTCAATTTTATATTTGAATGACAATGGGCAGCCAAAACCTAATTCGCCACCCAAACATGGATAGTCATTCTCATCACCAGTTATAAAACTGCAACCATATTCACGATACCCAGTGTCGCTTTCATAGCATGTCGTTTCACAGTAATCACAATTTTCATAATTGTTTTCGTAGATTTCTTCTTCCATAGGCTATACCTGTTTGTCTGCAATGCACTTAATATTATTCTCTATCTGTCTGTAAGTTTCATTTGCACCAAGAATACTAAGAACTGCATTCGACAACATACTCTTTGTTGAGTTATCAAAAGTTTCCTTCATAGTCTTATTGACCTGTTTACGAATATCGTCCATAAACTTATCAAGATCCTTTTTAATCATGTCATCAAAATCAAACTGTCTGTTGATATATTCCTCAAATGATACATTTTCAAAATCATCACTGTATGAACTTGAGCGACCTTTCTTCTTAGCTCTAAGCTTCTTAGAATCAAGTCTTTCCTTTAGTTCCTTCTTAATATACTGTTCTACTGTATATTCCTTTTCTTCAGTATCACCCCAATAATCTCCACCGACTTTGATTTTGGTATTTGTTATGTACTCATCAACAAAACGCTGAAAATTCTCAGAAACCTTTTCTTCAATAATTTTCTTAGCGAGATTATAAGCAACCTTTCTAACAGTTCCTTCAATCTGTTCTTTAACAATGTTCTCAATGTTTTTCTCCATTGTTGTCTGAACAAGTGTTTCTAAGTTTTCCATATCAATCGTTACCTTCATATAATCATTCTCCTTCAAAATATTCACAATCTTTCAAGCTATTATCATTTACAGTTGATAATAATGCTCTACCAAGGGTGTTGTCAGTTCCAATACCAAGATAAATCTCGTTTACAATTCTCTTGTAAGAAGCATACCAACCACAATCATCTTTACAATTACATTTTTCACAAATCATAGTATTATTCTCCTAATTAATTTCTTCAAACGCAACACTATTAAATTCCACATCTGGAAACTCTTTTATATATACAATTGTATGCCAAGAATGAACTACAATATCTTCCAATGTATATTCTTTACCAACTTCCAATAAGTGATGATTTTCACCACCACCACCCCATACGTCATCATCGTTTCTAACACATTTAATTTTTCTTCGTTTTGTATTATAAATATCCATTTAATTTCCACTCCTCTTCCAAACACCTATATATTCCTGTGACTCCTGTTTGAATCTTTTTAACATATCAATTAATGCATCTACTTCTGTCAAATCATCAAAAACAATCTCAACTGGGTCTTTTTCTTTTAAATCCAATCTTTCTGCGTAAGGAAATGGTTTGATAAAACATTCAAATTTCATATCTCTGCCATTATGTCTGAGTGTGATTTCATTAACATTTTCTTTGTCACCAATCCTCAATATTTTGCCTCCTTGTGAAATGCGAGTTTCATTATGTCTCGTACTTCTCTTTTAATCTTGCTAACTCAGCTAATTCCTTTTCTCTTAACATTCTTTCTTTTTCTAATCGTTCCATTTCCTTAAATGGTGCTGCAAATTTCTCATTCATCAATTCAATATTTTCATTGCAAACCTCTCCATCGCCATAAGAACGCAGTTCAGCTAAGTAATCCTGTGCGATTTTTTCTGCAAGTTTTCTATTATCATGGTCAATATTAATTGTAAATGCTACCCAATTAGTCCAAGCTCTATTTGGATCTCCTCTTCGTATACTATTACAATGCAACTTACTATCAACATAACATTTATATCTATCTGGTTCTTCACGCATGATCCATTTATTATCTTTATAATCAAACAGAACCTCATGTACATATTTTAATTCTACTTGTGATAAATCTTTCTCATTTGTTAAATCTTTTAACGGTTTTACATAATAATCGTCATCACCACAAACACAACAATATTTGTCTGCATCTTCACGATTATTAAAATAACCAACTATATACCAGTCACTATAGCAACCACCAAATACTCCATATACCATATTATTTACCTCTTCATTCTCTTATCTCAAACAACTTTTCTACAGCTTTCTCACCTGTGACTCTATCTGACTTCTGTAACACTTTACGTTCTTTCTGCCAAATACACTTAAAATCATCAGGCATATTATATTCACTTACTAACACTATATTATTCTCTGAAAGTTTACGAAGAAAATCGTAGAATTCGTCATAGTCGATTGACTGTTTAGAATACTGTTTTGTATTACGATATGGTGGATCGAAATAGAAGAGGCAGTTCTTATAATCTGCAAAGTCTTTATAATCACAACATCTAAATTCAATATCATTCAAATCAGGAATTTGTGTCCTAAAGTTCTTCAGTCTCTCATTGTAAATACTTCTACCACCCTTAGAATCTCTGCCATATCCACCATCAAAATATCTGCCACCATAAGATGCACAATATCCAATAAGTGCTATATACTCTTTTGAATATTTATGTGTTCCAAGTTTCCTATCTTCTCTCACATCGGCATAATGTTCAAATGTGCATACATCTGGTGCAATAGATAAATCATTATCAGACTGAGCATATTTCAATAAAGCAATTAGTTCTTCGTTGATGTCAGCTCCTATCTTCTTATCACATTTAATCTTATCAATTAAATTTGCTCCACCCACCATAGGTTCTATGTAAGTTGTAATATTGTTATCATCAATATACTTCTGAATAATTGGCACTAAAAATTTTGCCAATCTGTTTTTACTTCCTTGATATACCATTCCATTACCAGAAAGTGACATGTCCTTAGTAGCTACCTAACTTTTTCCTTTCTGTTTTAATATTTTCTACTTCACATATAAACTTTCATACACAATACTATCATTTGATTTACCAATAGTACGCTTAAAGCTGCTATTACCACTAAGTAAATATTCGTGTCGTGTATATACATCTTCTGGAACATTCCATGTATTGTCTATATCCCCACTCTTACCATCGAATGATAAAGCATACTTGCAAGGTAAACTCCTCAAATAATTCCAAAACTTCTCATAATCAATTGTTCCATAATACATACCCTTTGTATTGGCATAAGGTGGATCAAGATACAAGAAGTCGTTATCTGTTGGGTTAATATCTTCATAAGAACAACTGATAAACTCTACATTATTTTTCTTCAGCATATGACTCCACTCAAAAATAATCTTTTCAAAAGTTTCAGGAATAATACCATTTCTTGTTACATGAAAAGAATTATTAAATTCACCATCACGATTATATCTTGGCATACCATTAGTAGTAGTTCTCATAATGAACATAAAATCTAATGGATTATGTTCTTTATTGTATCGTTCTCTTACACTTGCAAAATATTCTTTTTTACGTTGTTTGTCATCATCAACATTTAACTCATTCCAGAGTTTCTTATAATAAAAATAAACTTCTAATGGATTATTGATAATCTCTTTCCATAAATCAATTAACCCGCTATTCAAATCACTACATACATAATGATTAACTTTGATGTCGCTATCTAATAATCTCCTTAATACAGACGCTCCACCACAAAACGGTTCATAATATGTATCAATTTCTTTTGGAAAGAATGTCAGTATCTTTTCTGCCTGACTTCTTTTACTTCCACTCCATTTAATTACTGGTTCGTACATTTAATCTACTCAGAGCGAAATTTCTTTAAGGCTGCCACTCACTCCTTTCGTATTTTGTTCACATATATATTTTCTATTTATTCAACAAATCCAAGAATAATTTTTGCAATACACTTTGCATTATGAGAATCCATATCTTGAATAATCGCTTTTGCAAGATTGATATTATGATATTCTATAATTTCAATCTCTTCGTCTGTTGGATTATTACGATCTTCAATCGCTGAGTTAAACTTCTGACAAGTTGATATAATATTTTCAAGCATATTTTTCACCTCGCTAACTTCAAATGAAAGATTTCTTTCAATGTATTATTCTCCGAAGTTTCCTTCAGATTACTATGAAGTCAAATTCCAATCTTTTTCATAAATTCAATAGTTTTCTTGTACTTGTCCAACTCTTCATCTATGTCCACTGAAAAATCACTTGTTAATTCTGCTAATTTCTTACTATCAGCACTAATTCTTTCCTGTAGTTCTCGTATTTTTCTTTCAGTCTCTTCTTTCTTCATATTATTCTCCTATGTTGCACTCATTAATAAATCCTGATGAGCATATTCAGCTACTCTCTTACTTCCAACCTCAAAAATATCCTTATCTTTCTCAAAACATATGTAATTTCTACCTGTATTTAAAGCTGCGACTGCCGTTGTACAACTTCCTGCACATGAATCAAGAACTAAATCTCCTGGGTTGGTGTATGTCTTGATAAAATATTCACATGCTTCAACAGGTTTTTGACACTGATGCAAGCTACTTTTCTGAGTATCCCACTTAAACTGCAGAACATCTCTTGGATATCTTTGTGTACTACCACCACCTGAAATGCCAGTCTTTGTAGCACCATAACAATTACCATCTGTTGTATGTTTTGTATAAGAATGGACAGGTGTATGTCCTTCTGTCATTTGTGGATTGTAAGTAGGGAGTTTCTTATAGAAAATCAAGACATTTTCATGAGCCTTCATCGGCATTTTCTTTGCGTTTAGATGACCAGTTGCTTTGGTCTTTTCAATAACCCATTCATAACGATATAGCTTTTCATTACTACAAGCGAGTCTCTTATCAAATGGTGACTGTGCCCATAATGCAATACAGCCATTATCTTTGATAATTCTCTCGTATTGTTCCCATAACGACTCGAATGGAATTAGCACATCCCATGAATTCTGGGTTGTTGAAAACGGCAGATCCGTGAAGATAAAATCAATTGATTTATCATCAATCTTTTTCATACCTTCAAGACAATCTTCGTTGTATATTTTGTTAATCTCTAACATTTCTTACTCAGAGCAAATCCAGATTTAATGCTGCAGCAAATCTCATGCTCCTTTCAATGTATTATTCTCTTATTTGTGATAGGTTACATCAATATGTTCCATACACCATTTCCAATATGGAATTACTTTAACACCACCAGCTTCGTTCCAATCTTTCTTTAACTGCGTTTGTGTATCTTTGTCTAAACAAGAAACTAAATACAAAGAACACTCCATTGGTGCTGTTTTTCTGTATTCTTCACTAAAATCTTCTAAATTTAAATTCGCCATTTCTACCTCCTAACTCCAAAGAAACTTCGGTTTACTATGTCTTTTGTAATATCATTTATTTACTATGGTAAGTCAACAATATTGTACCTAACAGTACCATCGTCATATTTCTTGGTTTCTAATATTCCATCAACATATTCTCCAATTTTGTCTGAATATTTGTTATATGTATTACTACCAGAAATATTATATTCTACACCGTTATATTCAACAGTGATTCTATAAACTGCTGGATGCGATTGTGGCATCATTGTTTTAGTCGCAGGACTATAATACATTGTTGTATAAGCAGCCCTGTGATATTCATCTATTATTTTTACTTGAACTGTAGATGTTTCGGTACTAATGCATTTTGCACAGCCAGTTAATATAAACATAAATGCTAATAGCAAAGCCAAACTATATAAAATTTTCTTCTTCATATGTTTTATTCATCCTCCTTTAACACAAGAATTGCTTTATAGTATCTACTATTACATGAGCTGGATTCTACTTTATATCCATCATCCAAATAATCATTCATAGCATTCTCAAAATCATTACTATTTTCCATTTCTAAAATTACACAGTTCTTCATATAGATTATTCTCCTTTGTTATATCCAGTCTCTTCAAGAAATTCATCAAATTCCTCTTTTGTCATATTGTTTGGATAATACATATCTACCACCATATCAAACGGCTTCAAATAATTATCCAACACATCTTCAGCATCTTCTTTTGCTTCCTGCATTTTCATATTGATATAATCTTCTCGTATCATGTTCCATGCCGTAGGACAATCCGTGACACTCGAAAATCTACAATATAATCCATTTGGCTGTTTTGATACAAACCCTGCCATATTATTCTCCTAACTCTTTTAGTGCATTAACAAGTTCAGCGAGTCTTGGATTCTCAGGATGCTCCTTTGCCATTTTTTCATATAAAGCAATATTATTCATCTTTTCAATCTCAGACTTTAATTCCTTCTCAATAGAAGCTTTCTGCTTTGCAATTTCTTTCTGACGATTTTCCTCATCAATTCTTGCATTGTATGCGTTCATATTAACTACACCGACAACCTGAGCTGTCACACCTTTACCATATTCTTCGACTGTCTTAATTTCTTTCAAAATTCCAAGAACTCTGTTGTCTTTTCCTCTTGCATTTACAATCAAATATAACGGATGGTTGGTATCATACTTAACAATTTCATTAATATCTTCATCATATAAAGCAAATCCATAATCCTTCTTATTGTAATCATCTACCAAATTTACAATCGCCACTTTGCTAAATCCTGTCATTTTATTATCCTCACTTTCAACTTTTTCTACTGATAAAACGTTATATCCTTGTTTTCTATTCTTTAATTGAACCATAACATATTTCTGTGTACCTACATTATATGTATCTATAACAAATCCAGTTTGTCCCTTGCTATTACAAGAACTTTTTATTATAACTTTGTCATTTATCTGAATATTCCTCATAGGCTGCACCTCCTGTTATATTATTCTCTACTTAATATGGATCAGATTCCCATTTACACCCACACGTACAACATTCATATGAATCAGTACGATAATATCTAAATAACTTATGATGTTCTGTGATAAAAAGATATTTTAGAACACCTTTAGATTTTCCTTTTGAGGTTATATAAAACGGCTTACTTTCTCCACAATTAGGGCATATATTACAACCCTTATTTGCTTGCATACATTTCAATTCTTCTTTTGTATAATCTGTTTTGTTTTGTCTAGTTATTTTCAATTAATATTACCTTGTTTCTATCCAAAGAAATCTATGATTCTTACCCTTCAAGAACTATATAACTTTTATTATTTATGGTTAATGTACCTGCAACTTTAGACGATTTGAGTAAAGTTATTGCTGCATCTAGTGCTACATTGGCATCGTTTATATCATCTGCATATTCATACTCATCCCAATTTTCATTTACATAAGATTTCAGGTCTTCTAATACCTCAATTTGTTTTTCTTTATTCATTTATTCTATCCTTTCTGTCTTATACAAATCTTCTACACCTATAAATTCAACACATTCTGGAATAACAAGCACACCTTTCTTAATACTTTTATAAATCCATTCACCTATTTTCTCGGCATCGTCAAATGGTAAATCAGTTTTAAAAAGAAATACTCTTGGAATCGTACCTGTAACAGTAGATGAAACATTTGGTATTTTAATTAAATTCTCTTTTTGAATAATAGGATCTCTGAATATGAGCTTTAGGTATCCTTCACCCACATTTTCTTCACCAACAAATCTATACCCAAGGTTTTCGTATTTCTTAATTGTATCTTTTGCTTCATATATTTTTACACCAACTGTCATCTACTTATTCTCCTCATCTTCGCCTAAAATTTCCTTTCTTAATGAGTTCCAACCATTATCATAGCCATCACAATATTCATCCATATATTCATCATTGTGAGTCTCTTCTGGTAATTCTTTTAATGGACACCAATTTGGTTTTTCTTGACAATATCCATTTTTACTATCAACCATTCTACAAAGAGTATTATCATTTGGCTCATCCATTAATTCACAACATGCTTCGATACCTTCTTGTATTTCTCTACAAAAATTACAATCACAACAAGTTCCAGGCATATCTAACACTAAAACAGCTTTACTCATATATTTAATCCTCTTTTTCTTTATTTTTATATGTATTTGTTCTCTGAAAACTCAGAAGAAATTCCGCTTTACTTAGAACTTTTATTTTTATACACAAACAGCTTTTCTCTTCGAAAATCCTTAATGCTATTACACTTTCTATTGCTGTCAAATGTAATCTTAACTTGTTTCTCCCAAATGCAATCAAAGTCATCTGGCATTGAATATTCACTTATAATGACAATATTGTCTTTAGACATTTCTCTACACCATTGATAAAATTGTTCATATGGAAATTCACCTGTTTTATATTTTGTTGTATTTTTATACGGTGGATCGCAATATATTACATACCCATGTAAGTTAGAATAATCTAAAAATGAAGCTGTTCTAAAATGGATATCTTTAAGATTTGGAGCTTGCTTCATACATGATTTGTAAGAATAAATATCTCCACGATGTTTAGCATCATCACGCTTTGCATAACCCCCAAACCACTTTGCTCCAAAACTAAGTTCATATCCTATATACCCTGTTATAAAATCAGAATACTTGTCAGGATTATTTTTTACATCAATATAAAATTCTTTCGATACTTCTTTTGGTGGTTCAATTCCTTGCTGCAAACCAATAAGTACAGAGATTACATATTTATCAATATCGCTTCCTATCTTATTGTCGCATTCAATTTTATCAATAATATTTGCACCACCTACGAATGGTTCTAAATAACCATTGCATCCATTGTCTATGTAATTCTGTATAATCGGTACAATTTGTTTTGATAACCGATTTTTGCTTCCCATGTAAATCATTATATATCAGGAGTAAACGCTGCGTTTTCGGTATACCAAACCTCTTACTCCTTCCTTTTATGTTATTCTCTATTTAATATTCCCAATCATCATTTCTAACCTGGAATACATCGCCACACTCTTCAATATCTGGATAATTATATGTGGCAACATTCATAGCATATTTATCTATTTCATACGCTTTATATATAATATTTGTAAATCCCATTTTTTCTAAACAATATCTACCAGTAGCAATACCATCATATAAGCTTAGAACTTCAATAGGATAATCTCGTGGAACATTCTTTAATCCCTGATTTAAAATATGAATAATTACCTCTGACGTCCATCCATTACCAATACATTTATAACGTTGCGTTTCAGGAACACCATTACATAATGTATAATTATCAGGTAACGTCTGTAATCTTTCTGCTTCTAAGGGATTTAATTTTCTTACTTCTCCATTGATAAGATACAATCCAGTTTTTGCACCTCTTCCACCACCATTGGCAGACAAAGTGCATGATTTACCATTTATGGAATATACTCTTTCACCTTGTCCACCTTTACCAATAGTGCCAATTCTAACAAGTTTATTGTTATCCTTAGTATCATCTCTGTTATTAAATTTGACCTCATTTATTAAGTTTTCTTTGTGGAATTCAACATCAAGAATATCTTTCACTCTTATACCTTTATCTATAATGTTTTTTAGATCAATATTGAGATTAGTAGCATAAATACGATGTCGAGTTTGTGCTGATAATAATGCACTGTTGATATGTAATAGATTAACATTTAATCGTTTTTCGATTTCCTTTTGAATTTCTTTTGATATACTTTCGTTGTTTTCATATAAAAATATATCTGGTTGCCATTTTTCTTTCGCAATTAAATAATTTTTAAATAATTCCCATCCTGTACCTTCACAAGTGGTTTCTCTTCTTTCGGGTGATTGTGAGATTGACCAAAATGTACAAGGCGAACCACCTATTAACAAACGTAATGGTCGTCCATTAAGCTCACAATAATTATTTTTTTCTTTATTCTCTGTCAAAATACACTATTTTACAGAGGTTACGTAACCATAATTACCTAGGAGTTACTGCTTAATTCCTTTCTTCTTAATTATTTTGTTGTAAAATCCTATGGAATTAACACGTCTGCTAAAACCATAGGAAAAAATAATTCTTGTTACTTTTATTTGGAAAATTTGGCTGAATCGCCAAGATAGAAATTTCTATATATGATTATTCTTCGCCTTGAAATGATTTAATTCGATTTTCTAAATAATCAATCTCTTCATTCCAATGGTCTATTAACATCTCTTCAATTTGATGCTTTGCATCTTCTATACTGTCTGCAAACAATGTATCATATTCAACATTTAGTTCTTTTGATACATATATAAATATGTTTTCGTCTGTCTCATCTTGTACAAAACCAGCTACTACATTTTTTTCATCATCTTCTTCATAAAATTGACTAAAATGTAATTTATAACATTCCTTACCAAATTTATTCTTTTCACCTGTTTTCCAATATTTCTTCACTTTATCACCTCGCTTAATTTGGCTGACCAACCTTTGAATAGAATTACTTCTATATTAGATTATTCTCTACTTTACAAATGGATTATCCATAATATGGTCATTAATCATATTTTTAAATCCAAAAGGTGAATCAATCACCCTATCTGAATATTTGAATTGTTGTAAAAATCTGATTACATCACGAGCATCACCAGATGATAATGGCATAAATGATACGTACTCTGGGTGACCTTTAATACATACAACAGCCCAAGAATGGTCGCTATGTAAATGAATATCAGTTCCGACATCCATCATTGAATTTATTAATTGATGACAATCATTGACTAATCTATATGCGTCTGAATATTGGTTTCGTGCCATTTGCATCTGTATAGTAGATTTTTGCAAGTCCTTTAATTCAGTCTCAAAGAACCAAGTTCTTAATTTATTTCGTATTTTATCTTTTATTTTCACGTTCTCACCTCACTTTACAATATCCTAACAATCTGTTCATACAAACAAATATCTCTGTCATTGATTGCCTTATTTAAATGCATATGACCAAACAGATGTTTTTTGTATTCAGTTGTAGCTTTCACTTCTTCCAAATAATTAGTCAATATATCTGATTCATATAATCCTTTACCACCCATAAGATACAAATCTGATGTAGAAGGGCTATGTGTAATAATATAATCAACTATATTGTTATTTTCTTTTAAAACCTCTAGTCCATACTGCATTTCTTCATCTGTTGGCAATTCCTCTTTCCACCAAGATAAATCCTTGATACGATACATATACTTACCTTGCTTATCAAGCTTCTTGGCTTCTTCTCTCCAATCCTCATCATTATAATCAAGAATGCCATCTTGAATATCATGACTTGATGCTCCACCAAAAGCAAAAAATTTCTTATCTTCGATAGTGAAAACCTCACCACGCATTAAGTGAAGTACATTGGATCTTATTTCATGAACCTTACCTCCATGCCATTCTTTTACAGGATAAGTCACAAGCCTTTTATGATTCTCGTGATTTCCGTCAACAAATATAGTTGTGAATGGTTTCTGATTTAACCAATCCAACCAATATTTTTCCTGTTTGCTTTCACCATCTCTGTTCCATACAAGACCAAAATCGCCAAGAATAATTACAATGTTCTCATCTTTATTTCCAGAGAAATCTTTCTGTTCATAGAAACTATCTTTACTTAATCTTACAGGATTTCCATGTATATCGCCTGTTACAAATACTGCCATAATTTACCTCTTACACACTAAAATCTCAACATCCATATCTGCAAAAACATCTTTAATCTGTTCTGAGACATCATTCCAGTTCAACCTATCTAACCCACAACCAATTACAGGCATTGCAATCTTTTTGATATTATTCTCTAAACAAATCTGTTTCATCTTTTCGAGTGCGAATTTCATTGTGATAATTGTTGGCTTGTGAAAATATCTCTCTTTTGTAATAAGATTAAATACTCTACCCTCTAATAGACAGTCACCACCAATTCTCTTATGAGTATACTGGTTAAGATAATCTGGATATTTTGTCTGCAATTTTCGTTTCATATCAAATCTTTTATTGAATTCAACTACAATTCCTTTACCCATTCCAAAATCTGCACTAATACAATGTGCTAAATAATAATCTTCTGGTACTTTAAATAAGTCTTTGCGATCTTCTCTATACGTCATTTATTTCACCTCACTCTATGTACATCATTCTCGCTATGTTATCACCCATATATTCAACCGCATGATAATCTTCAATTGGCTTTAAAAAATCACATCTATTAGGTTCACATCCTCTTCCTTGATATAAATTACATGCATAGATACCATGCAACTGATTTGTACATTCAGAAAAGATACATCCTTTTGGCTCATTAGGCATTTTATCTACAATAATTTTCATAATCTCACCTCACTTGTCTTCTTTCCAATCAACCATAATAAATGATAAAAATCCCAAACATGTCTCTATTAATAAAAATTTCCATAATTCAACTGGTTCGGGAAAAATAAAATTCATTAATAAGTTTAATGTCATAAGCCATATTAAAAATCTTATTGTAGATTTCATAGTTATCCTCCATTCGTAATCATATCTAAAAACAACAGCTCATCTTTCTTCAATGCGATGTCATAATCTTTCCTCTTGATTTTTAATTTTACTAAATTTTATCACTATTCTTTCTGTATGATAAAATTCTTTTTCGCACCTTATTTCATGTAAGTATCCTTTTTTCATAAAGTCACATATAACATCAAGATCATCAGCACTTCTATCTCCATCTCTAATATATTCAATGTCTTCACCTTGAGATTCTTTTATAATATCATCTATATCAATTCTACAAATTCTATCATATGATTTCATATTTTACCTCCAAAAATTTCGCAAGAAATGTGCGTTTCTTTCTAATGTAAAATATATACCATATATAGTATACATTGCTTATTTTTAATACTATATATGGTATATTTGTAACAATTACTCACTTAATTCTGCAAGTGTCTTATCCAGTTCCTCATCAGACATATTTTCAAGTGCTGCATCCTGTCTCTTAGCCTTGATTTCAAGCAATCTCTGTCTCATCTCAGCATTTTTCTTAGCGTCTTCTCTCTTCTTTTTCTCATCCAGCTTCACACTAACAATATACTTGACAATTTCAATCTTATTAGAAATCTCCTCATCTTCCTTTGACTTGATATTCAGAAGACTTTCTTCCTCAGACTTCTTTGCTTCTGCATTGAGTGTTTTAAACACTGAGTCCAGATTTGTGAGAGACAAATCCCACAAATCAATTACGTTAATCATTCCTCTAAATGGGAACTGATAGTTTGCTCTTGTTGCATTGATAAATAATTCGTTGTTTGTCATAATAATAATCTCCTTTTCTAATTAAAACTTAATCTTCATTACACGCTCTGTTGCGCCCTTAACCTTAACAACTAAATCTGCTCTCTTTGTCATAGAGAATCCAATTCCTGAAAGCTGATCATCAGTATCTTCTACATGACACTTAGCACCTAAAGCCTCAAATACTCTCTTGTGCTTTTCAAGGTCACTCTTTAAGAACTCATTGTAATAGCCATTAGGACTTTCGTTGTTTACACAATCCTTCAGGAAGAAGAATAAATGTCTATGACCAATTCCATCCTGTTCATCAAAATAATTTGGGCTATAACTGATTACTGATACAGGAACAAACTGATTCGTTTTGATATTCCACTTTTCAATAGGTGTACTATCATTCTCTGCCATTTCAAGAATACTAAACTCGCCATTTTTTAATTCTAATTTTGCAAGAGTAATCCATTCCTTGTGCTGTAATGGTTCTCTTCTTACAAATCTATAAACATTACCGCCAAATGCAATTTCTGCTTTAAAGCCACCTGTTGTCGGATTTCTAAAATTCCAATTATGGATTTTAAAAGTGTATACACCCTCTTTCAATTTATCAATTGAAGGAAATGTTGTGTTTTCAACTGGAACATATCCAATAGGAGCAGGAGCGGTATAATCTACATCCTGAACTCCACCAGAAGCATAATGTCTTCTATGATTCCATCCAACTCTTTCATCATTCCCATAATTATCATGAATTTCTTTCCCATTCTTGATAACAACATTCTGATTTGAACCAGGCATAAACACATGTAAATCCATAAGAGAAGCATTTCTCATTCCATCATAATTCCAACTATGTGAAAATCTAAGAACCCCATCCGTTCTTCCACCAGCGGCTCTAACCTTTTCTGTAATCTCTGAGTCTGTAATATTTCCTGAATAAGCCCAAGATAATCCATTATTCCACTTAAACATTGTTTTAGCATCTGGATTAACTGGTGCAATCATAGATACAAAGTTCTTCTCATGCTTATTCTCTACAAATGCTTCAATCTCCTTTGCAGTTGGAAGTACCTTATCAATGAAATCCTGTGCTGAAATCTCCTCAACCTTAGAAAACTTCTTAGGACTTACAGCAACATCTTTTTCCATCTGACCAAAAATATCATCTGCGCCAACCATTCTTCTTGCAGCACTTTTATTTGAGAACAGTACATTATTTACAGTAATATCATTCAGATTAGCAAATCTTCTCTGTAATGAATCCATATATCCAAGTTCTGTAATGGTCTTCTTTGCATCCTCAAGCATTTTCTTTGTAAAAATAGCCTTTGGACGCTTATAATTGCTTGGAGCGACAATCTGCTCATACTTCTTAACTGCTGTGTCAAGATCCATATCCTCACTTACATTAATAAGAAGTGTTCCAATGGAATGATTTCTAATTCTACCGATAGCCATACCTGCTGTTACCGACTTCTCCCAAGCATATAAATCCTTTTCAGTATCAGAAGTCAGCTTATCATATTCCTTCTTATACTTCTTGAACTCTGTGAGTACGCCTTTCCACTCTTCGCCCTTGTAAAGTGTATTTGAATTGATAAGTTCAAGAATTGTATCAAGTGCTTCCATAGTAATCTCATCGAGAGAACGCTTAAATACATTTCTTGTATCTCTGAACTGTCCTTTAACTTCCTCGTTAGAACGACTACTTCTATTTACGAACTTGCTTGGAAGCTCTAAGAAGAAATGATCCCACTGATGAGACTTTCCATTGATTTCCTCAAAGTTAAAATCTGTACCAATTTTAGGGAACTTAGTTGTATAAATATCTGTAACTGTATGAGCTTTTACGAAAGCATCAAGTGCATCACATACTGGCTGATATGTTGTATCACCAAGATTCAGTTCCCAAATCGTATGAATCTGGTTATCCTTGATAGTGACAGCAGAACCAATATTCTTAATAAACTGTCTACAACAACTACAATCATGTTCTCTACGCTCTCTGAAAATCTCATTTGTACCAGCAGGGAAGCTATCAAGATATGTATTCCATAATTCATTCTTATCTACATTTACTTCAAATAAATGTGTTGCCTCTTTCTGCATTTCATCGAAGTGCTTCTGTAAAGCCTTCTTAAACATCATAAATCCATCCATATTTTGTACCTCTTCTTTCTTATATTTATTTTTGTTAATTGTTTCTACCGTTATATTCTCCATTTATATCAAACCAGTTGCCTTATCCGGATTTTCATTAGCCCATTTTATCCATCTTTCAGCATAAGATTCAGTTTTATTATTTAGTCCAAACACTTCTCTTACGATGATATATCCTTCACAAATCGACTCTTCCATATCTTTTGTATTGTTATCTACATCATCTGCATCTAATGGTCGAAACACTGTTTTGGTAAAATATCTTCTACCATATTTCTTTGTTGTAGTGATTTTATTTATCTTATCCTTATATAACTTCCATACACCAGATGAATCTTTATTGATCTGCCCTACATAATCTCCAACGTTTAGCATATTGTCTCCTTTCTTAATTTCGCATGAAACGAAGTTTTCTTACTACTTCCAACCACTACAATCTCTACAACCTAATGCATATACATCACACTCTTTAACCGCACAAGTTTCACATTTATATGGTTCTCTGTATGATGTAATTTTATCTTGTAGTTCATTAATTTCTTTCATAATAGTATCAATATCTTTTAACTTAATTCCAAAAAGAATCTTCTTCAATTCTTCATACATAAGTTTTTTTGATACATTTTTATCACTCTTATTTGGTTTATATTTAAAATCATATTTCCATTGGTCTATTTCTCCATATCTACAATTCTTAACAATTGGGGAATCTGCTATTGGATGGCAACTGTTCTTATTTGAACAATAATAATTATTTCTCACATAATCATGTTCACATCCATATTTACAAATATCACATGATACTCCCATATAAAATCTCCTTTCCAATTTACCAAATTCCATTTACCGTCTTATCAATAACTTCTTTCATCACTCCACCAGTCATTTTATTCATTGTATCTGTAACAAGACCTTTAAATTCTGCTCTTATTCGCCTATTATGACGAGTACAGGGTTTTGAACAATAATTGTTTCTTCTACATTTTTCACAATTACCATTTAATTTCCACTGTTCGTTTTCCTGAATCTGTTCCATAATCTTTTCTCCTCTCTTCAAAAAAATTCTACTTCGATATTTCTATTTTAATTTCAGTACCTTCATAATTACCTGTTATTTGCCTTTTTTCTACAGATATTCCCTCTTGATATTCATTGATAACATTTTCTAAATATTTCATAATATCATAAAAATCTTTAAGCAACCAAGGATGTGTATAAGATATATGAATTCCATCACATAAAAATCTCCAAAGAAAATCTTTTGCTTCGCTTTTACAATGCCACTCATCTTCATATTTAAATTCCATAGAACCAACATAATCATAATATTCAGAATCATCAACTACTACGTCTCTATTAGTACAGCCAAAATCTTCGGCATTCCTTAAACTGTAATCACCGTCTGTATATAATGTATAACTAATATTTATTTGCATCTTTTCACCTTTCTTCCTATGAAACCTAACATTAATATGGCAATAAATACTCTCTTTCCTCTATATAAAATTCTTTTTGCCATCTATCCATTAAGTCATAATGATTTTGTTCCATATAACAAGATGAACCATTATATCCATCATAATCTTTCCAGATTATTTCTTCTGCCAAGATATGTAATTCCTTATGTGATAACGATGATAAAAAATCTCTAAATGTCACATAATTTATTCTCTTGTCTAATATTTTCTCAAGTTTTGTTTTTCTTCTAAACATCTTTTTCTACCTCTCTTCCAAAAAAAATCGGACATTTAATTCTTGTTATCATTTACCTATTTTCATCCAACCATTTAAAAAATTCTTGTCATATAAATTCGGAATATCATTTCTGTTTCCTTCTACAAAATTAATAATATCCTGAATTAATTCTTGCATTCCACGAACGTTTAATTCAAATTTGTAATACTCTATGCAAAAAATAATATACTCTTTAATTTTTCTGCTTCCATATTTTCTATTTTGGTTTATTAAACTATGATATTCGTCCTCTGTTAAGATATATTTTTTTACTGTTTGATGTACTTCCATTTCTTGTATCTCCATATTTCACCTCATAATTCAAAGAAAAGAATTTTACTCTTTAAATGCATAGTCGCTTGCTACCCATTTATATCCACCAAATTCAAAATGCCAAAGATTATCTTTTCCTAATTCTGCATCAACGACCTTTCCTTCGACTTGTTTCGCAATTCCACAATGTTTTCCGTATTCCATATAGCTTTTAATTATCTTTTTCATACAATTCTACCTCCTGAAATGCTACGTTACTTTCATCTTGATTAGTTTCTTTGCATTTCTGTCTTCCAACATCTTAAAAATCAAATGCTCTACCAACTGATTTAATGATTCAAGACTAGGCTGGTGGGACTTGAATCCACGAATGTCAGAATCAAAATCTGATGTGTTGACCACTTCACCACATCCCATTAGTAAGGTGTGAGTTATATCACACCTTTTAATTAATATTAATAATTACTTATCTGTTACAACTGTATTGTTAGTTCCAGAAATAGTAACCCAACCAAATTTATTTCTTGCTTCGGCTTCCTTCATTCTTATAAGCTCATCTGTAATAGAAGAACTTAACTTATTATTCGCCTCTGCCTGTGCTTTGGCTTCGATTAACTGTGCATCAGCCTTTGCTTGTGCTTCTGCCTTAGTTACTTCTGCATCAGCCTTTGCCTTATTAATAGCTGTCTGATTATTAATTTCCTGAGTTTCGGCTGCCTGCTGTGCTGTAATCTTTGCATTAATAGCTTCCTGTGTCTTTGTATCAACGGAAATATTAATCAATGATACATTACTAATCGCTATACCATATGGTTCAAACTTCTTATTAAGATAATCAGTTAATGCTGTATTTACATTTGCTCTTTCAGAACCAAGAATATCTGACACCTTATAGTTAGCAACAATTTCTTTAGTCCAAGAAATAATGTTAGGTTTAATAAAACTGTCTCTTACTTCCTTTCCAGATTGTCCTCTAAATCTTGTAAATAGATCAGCTACCTTATCAGGACTATACTGATATGTAAATGTAAGATCTATCTGCATAGCCTTACCCTCAGATGAACTCGCTGAAAAGCTGTCATCATCTTTAGAGTCTCCGTCCTTACCAGATGTTAAATAACTCTGTTCAAGACTCACCGAGTAAAGTGTCGTTTTTACAGTTGGTGACTTTAAATGCCATCCTTGTGTAAGAATATCGCCTTTTACTCCACCCGACATACTGTACTGTACGGCAATATAGCCAGCAGGTACACGCACACTTGACATAAATAATAATATTGCTACAACAACAATTACTACTACTGTTACTACTCCTCCGATTGTTTTCTTCATTCTTTTGTCTCCTTTTCTTCGTTATTATTTATTTCATCTGTCGAAAATACTTTATTTATAACATTGATAACAAACTTACCAATTTTTTCAAATAAAGGTGACAGTAGAAACCATAAAATTATTAATCCTATTAAAACTAATATAAAAAATACTGACATTTAACTATTCTCCTTTTCGTATTATATTTTTCTTCCATTAGCTTGATAATCTCAACATTTCTGTAGTATCTATATTGAATAATCATTTTACTGAGTAAAATGTTGTCTTAACCGTGTTTTGTATCTATGTTAAATTAAACATATCTAAAACCTCAAATCACACAGATACTATTAACATAGATTCTAACGAGTGCCATTAATTAACAACCTCGCCATTCAGGTGCAAAATCACCTGCAATCTTACGATTGATTAAGTAGCACTTAAGCTACTTTATTATTCTCTGAACCATTCTTACTTTGTTCATATTTTTCAGAGATATCATAATATTCTCTTGCTTCCTGTTTACTCTTTTCAGTAACTTGTCCACTTCCCATCCAAAGAGTTGACATTGCAATGTTTCTGGCAGCATTGAAGTCTGCATTAAAACCAGTTTTTTCATATTTTTTATGACTATCACAATTCTCATTTGCACATTCAAATACTGACTGTGACTTTCTCTGACCAAACTCCCAATTACCACATACACTACAAATCTGTGATGTATAACAAGGATTGATTTTTCTTACTTCTATTCCGTATTTAGCTGCTTTATATGTAATATAATCTTGAAGTTTATAATAACTCCAATTTCTCAGGATAAAATCACTTGTATCATATCCTGTTAAATTCTCAATATTTATGTATTTAGCATTATGTTTTAAAGCAAAATCAACGACTCTTTTACTTATCATATGACAATATGTTTCAACAAAATGTACTTCTGCTTTCTGCAATCTTTCTAATGCTTTCAGTTTCTTTGCTCTACCATGACCACCAGAAGTATTTCGTAATGACTTCTGTAATCTTTTTCTCTGAGCTTGCATTTTAGTTCTTATTCTTAGAAAATCATCTGCATTTCCAATTGCCAATCTCTCGTAAAGATTATTGTTTAAAGCACACATAGCAGGAACTGCAATGCCTAAATCAACACCTACTACTATATTTTCATCCAGCTCTCTAAGTTGTTTTGGAATAGATATTGAGAGATTTAAAATGATTGACTTACCATCAATTTCAATGCTACTTCCTTGCACTTTATAATTCTCTTCTAATATATTCTGAATAACAGATCTTAACTCTAATGACCTATGCGGATTGCCAAACACAACCTTAAATACAATTTTATTAACCCACTTGACATATACCGCCAAATCAGAATCATTAATCTTGTCTAAAAAATCATGATATGTTTCATACTCATGATAAAAAGTTAAGTTTCTGCCTCTTGTAATAAGTGGATTAGTTCTCTTATAATTTGTTACAGTTCGTTCACCTTTAGCCAATCCATTCTTTAAAGCTGTGCTGAAATCCTGCTTGACTTTCTGAGTAACGGCTGATGGAGTGTCTACACCAGTTGCAAAATCAATATCTTTTAATATGATATTAGAGTTTGTCATTATTTCTTTCTGTCTTGCCTTAAATTCTTCATTCTTAATATCACGATTATATTTGTAATATTCACTCATAAGCTGTCCCATAAGCAGGTTACAAGCCTGATATTGAGCATACTGACCATTTCTAATAAAATCATATACTCTATTGATTTCATCCTTATCTCCTACTGGAAATAATTTAATTTTTCTACAAATTGTCATTCTATTGTTTCCCATAATTTGTAAATCTCCTTTTATATTTTTTGTAATTTTAAATATCTCTAAAATTAAACAGTTTACAAGTACAACAACGCAAGTGTTTTATACCTATGTAATTTTATATGTATCTAAAACTGTCATTAACTTTTATTTTCATATTTTTAGTTTTATACCTATGTAATTTTATATGTATCTAAAACGTATAGTTTGCCACTATATCTGCAAATGGTGTTTTATACCTATGTAATTTTATATGTATCTAAAACCTCAAACTTATTACATAGATTTTCATGAGTTGCATTGCACTCACGATTCGGCAGTAAAATCTACCGCAATAGAATTGATTTTAATTTCATTTATATATTCTTTTAATGAGATGTAATTTTATATACTTCTAAAATTTTATAACTTGTGTCGATATATATCATGTAATTTTGCTAGTATGTAACTATACTTCCAAAACAACTGAAACATCTCCTCTCTGTTGCCAGGTATTTTGTTAGTATGTAATTTCATATACTTCCAAAACTTCAAATTACATATAAATTACATACTTTTCAGTGAGTGATATAATCCTCACTATTCGGACTCAAAATAGCCCGTAGTCAAAAGACTAATTGTTATAGGATAAACTGGCTTGAATTAGCCAAATAGATTTGTTATAATAGAACATATATAGTTTATCCTATATTTTATTCTCTGAGCAGATTGTTTAGGTCGGCAAACTTTTGCAATCTGTTCTCTTCTATTTAATATCTTCCCAATCGGTTTCATCCTTATCATTAGAAAAATTCATGAATAAGTGAATATATAATTCAATAATTCGCTCCTTTGATAAGGCTTGTAACTGTTTTCTAAGTTCATTTCGCTTATTTGTATCTTTATCCATTTTATTATTCTCCTGTATTTTAGCATCTTACTAACAAGCTACTTATATCATCAGCAAGTACTTCTCTGTCAGTAACAATCCATTGACACCTAAAATCTCTATCTGCACATAACGAAGTAAAATCAGCATAACTTTGTATCTTATCTGGCTTTGCTATTGCTCTATAACACTGTTTTCTTCTTTCACATGTTTTGCTTGTACACATTGTAATATCTGGCATAGTTATTTTTCTCCCTTATACTCTTTTAAAATATCCTGTAAATTGCTATAATGTATATACATAAATTGACCATACCCATTATCTTTTTTGAATCCGTCTAATTGCATATATAAACAAATATCAGACAAGGTTTCCATTATTTCAATTTGCATTTTCTTTTTTAATACAATACTTTTTAACAATGTTTTAATTAACACTAGCTGTTCTTCCTTTCTCCATATTATTTAAGAAATTTATGTAATTATCAAAATCTCTCTTCATATATCTATAATTTACTTCCTGCGAAGAACTATATGTCTTATCAATTGAATTCTTCTGATACTGTTCAATCCAAGTTGCAAGTTCTTCATCCTTATCAGTTTTATAAGCATAAGCTGTTAATGCCATTAACGCTGCTTCACACTGTTTATATAACGATGAATTTATATCAATATATACATCAACAAAATCTTGATATTCACTTATATCTTCATTCTCTATATCTTCTGCCACACTATTTTGAACAAACTGTAATACATCAGAACTACCCGTATTCTGTTCTGATATATTACTATCTGTTTCATCGTCTTCATTAGAAGACATAGTATTATTCTCTGTTTCAGAGATAATTTGTACTGTGTTTTCTGTTGTATTTTCAACAACTTCTTCGATTTCTGAATGAGTTTCTTCCTTATTTATATGTAAATATTCTTCCATAAGCTTAGTAACCATATCTAACTTAGCCATTACAACTTTTTTATCCTTTGTGCTTCGGTTGCTATCATATGTATCAAATGATTCATTATCATATTCTTTAAATGTCATGCTATGTAATATTCCCTGAAATTCATTTAAGAAATCAGCAAATTTAATATCTTCTATGTTATATGAAGTAAACTTATGAAAAGCTGCCAACCAAATAAAGCTATTCTTGCTATTAAATAACTGTCCGTTAGTATCTTGATCTATTACTTTTTGTAATCTATTAAGTTCCTCTTCTAATATATTGAATTCCTCTTCTGCGGCATTTTCATTAAGATACTTAGCCATAGCTGCGTTTTTCTTCCAAGAATCAGAATGGAACATTAACATTAATGACTCTTCAACTACTCTATTTAATACTTCTTTCTTTCTTTCAGGTGCTGTATATTCACCACAGTCCAAGAAGAATCTATTCTTTGTAACCCTTTTAAGTGAATCTACCACTTTATACATCATCAAAACATTTTTCTGATTTGTATTCATACTTGTCTGCTTATTATATCTATCAATATGATAAGCTATCTCTTCATTAGTACAATCAAGATGCTTAACTATATCTACCTGGAAATTATCAAATTCTTCTCTTAACTCATCTGGAAGGTCTTTGTATTTCTTACCTCTTAAATCATACTCAACAACATTACCACTTCCATCTTCAGCTTGATAAGCTATCATAGGCATTCTCAATGATTTTCCCATTGCAAAGACATTATTTTTAAACTCTTCCAATACAGTTAATCTCTGTAATCCATCAATAAGCCAGTTTGTGAAACTATTTTCGTAAATCTGTTCACATAATTTAATTGAATCAATATCTTCATGTTTAATTACACTGGCAGCAAGTCCAGATTTTGCTTCGTCCGACCACTGATCAGGTTTTCTCTGTAATGGATGATTCTTATTGATTACATTTGTTCTAAACTGCTTAATCACCGTTCCTAACATTAATTGTGTCTTTACTACCTTATCTCTTCCTAACATTACTGCCATTGTAATATTCTCCCTTCTTTAATTAAATAATAATGATATGTATTCGTATGACTTTAGAATCTTCATACAGTCTAATAATTGTTGTTCTGTTATATGTAATAATTCCATAATTTCATCTCGATTGTATTCTTGAGAAAATAACTTTGCTACGCCTCTAACTCTTTTAGGTAAATTGCTAAGATATAGTTCAACCTTATCTGTATATTCCTCCGCAATGAGAATATCTTCTATGTTTATCTTGGATGATAGTGTTTCTTTTAAATTCTGTGTTTCGTCACTATCCAAGTCAAATGAAACATTGTCAATTCTTATAGGTCTTTTCTTGCCATTAACATCTTCATATATAATCTTTCCATTACCATCTCTGGCAAGATTATTTCGGCAGCCTGTATATTTATTATCCCGAAACCAACTGTAAGACGATCTTGAAATATTACTCGTTAGGTAAGTTTCAAATTTTGCCTTACTTTTAGCGTCATATGTAACTAAAGATTCTATTAATACTTCTATAGCATCGTCAAGCAATTCATCTTCTTCGTAATTATCAACCTTACCTTTCCATATTTTATAGCAAATATTTTTTAACTTCTTCATTTCATTTGCCATATATAAATCAAGTATTTCTGACAATTTAGGATTGTTTTTAATAACCAACATCATTTCTTTATTAATCATGCCATCTACCTACCTTTCCATTTATATATTCTCGATTTACTTCGCACTTTTTTCATCTTCTTCTATTTCCGTAACACGATACTTATATTTTCTATGTAATAATCCATCAACAGCTTTCTGAATACGCTCTTTTTGAAATTTTGATGGTTGCTTTATTTCATCCAATACATCAGATATAATCATTAGTTCATCCTTTAATTCACGTCTTCTTCTACGATTCTTACGAAGTCTGACATATAACAGATATCCTTTATACATATTCATATCATTCTCTAATTCAGCATCATGAACAATATCTATAAGTTCATCATCACAAGTATTAAGTTCAGCTATGAGTATGTTACTTCTCGCTTCCGCTTCATTTAACGTCTGTCCAATTGAACCGAATTTATCAATCCATTGTGAAACGGATTCGGGTATTTTATATGTATTATTTTCTATGGTTTTAGGTGGTATATCAGGTATTGCTTCGATATGAAAACCATATCTCTTTAATGTTTTTGGTAATGAATGTAATATATTTCTTGCTTTTGTTTCACTAAATATACCTTTCATTTTTTCTGCACAAGTTTCTGTTTTCCCATTATTGACACGGATATAAACTTTGCCACTTCTTATTACATAATCCAAAAAAATCACTCCCTTCTGATTTTTGGCGTACTTTAATAAACTTTGGGTATACCAAAGAAAAATTAAAACACTATTAAATTTGGTAATTTTTGGAAAAAATGTACGAAAGTACATTGACTAAAAATAAAGAAATATCATATAATAAATGTGAGTAGAGTACATTGTTGCTCTTCTCCTTCGTAGAAAGAGGCTATATATGATGATGTTCAAAAAGTGTTTGGTCGCACGAGCATCCGTATAGTCTCTTTTATTTCTTATTTCCATTTCCATATTGCATATTATAATCCGAACATGTATTCGATGTCAATAGAACACAAACATATATTCGAAACAATTTTGCATTTTATTTTATACACACTGCATAAAATCTCAAATTATGTAAAGATAAAATATAGCAGAATTATTACGAATACTATATTTTATCATATTTTCTATTCTATTATCTGGACAAATTATTATAATAGTATGTCATGCATTATTCCTCTTCTAATGATATTCTTTATATTCTGTTCTGTATTAAAAAGCTGCATGTGTGGAATATATTCATCTTCATTCATAATAATTGTCTTTGACTTCTTTACTAAAAGACATCCATCATCAGGTGACGCAATTTTTTTTGACGAAGTATTATTATCAAAATCCATTGTAAGTATTACTACATTTTTAGGATTTTTACCTTCAGTTTTCAACTTCTGTAATCTTTCTATAGCTTCATCAATTGTTGAATAATCATATGCTTCTGTCTTCATAAACATATTCTCTCCTCTCTCCTATATCATAGCCAGACTTATTTTCATCGCTTCCATAACACGAACATTATCATCATTAGATAAATTACCAATCTTAAACTTTAGTCTATCTTTATCTATTGTGGTAATTTGTTCAAGAGCTACAACAGAATCGTGTTTTAATCCGTTGAATTTATCTTTATGTAACTCAACGTGAGTTGGTAATTCCCTTTTAGACTTCGTAGTTATAATGGCAATAATAGTGGTAGGGCTAAATTTATTTCCAATGTCATTCTGAAGTATTAACACTGGTCTTCTACCACTCTGTTCAGAACCCTGAGAATCATATCTACCTACATCTGCGAAGTATATTTCACCACGTTTTATGTCCATTGCTTTAGCCCTCCTTTCTCTGTTTGTTCCTTTGATATTTTGTATTATATACTTCACTATATATATTGTCAAGTATTATTACAATTATTTTTTATATTTATTTTTTCTTTTATATATGGTACTCTATGTATATAGGAGGATTGCATTTATGAGATTATCTATTCAAAATAAGTTAAAAGAAAAAAATATGACACGTTATGAACTGGCTAAAAAAATAGGAGTAACATATCCAACAATCGACAAAATCTATAAAGGTGAATCAACCTCGATTAAATTTGATATTTTAGAATCAATCTGCAAAGAATTAAACTGTTCACCAATTGAAATACTTGATACAGATGATGCTCAAATGAAACGATTACTAGCTTATACAAATGAATTTTATAAATTAAATAATAAGGACGACACAAACTAATCTGTATTGTCCTTTACATATCACATATTATTTAGTACATCTTTCATTCCCACTGCTCCATTTGCATAATTTTTGACAGTTGTTTTTACACTACTATGCCCAAGCTGCTGTTGTACGAATGCAAGATTTCCATTTTGATTCATTACAGTAGCATAATAATGTCTCATCATATGTGCAGTAATACCATTTCCGTAATTTTCAAATATCTGCTTAATATTTTTCTCTGTTGTACGTGTTCCGTTTTTATTAATAAAAACTGCTTCTGTATCAATAATATTATCCAATGTCAACCTATACTCTAACCACTCTTTCAATGCTTTTAAGGCTGATCCGCTAAGATATACGGTTCTATTTTGCATTTCTCTGTACACACCTTTGCCAAGAATAGTAATGTATGGCATTTCTTCCTTCAAATGTAAATCAGATAAATCTAAGCCAGCAAGCTCTGACTCTCTTATACCAGTGCCCCTTAATACCCTAAAGATAGCAATATTCCTATTTTTTACTGCAATATCCTTTTTCCACATTATCTTCTCTTCCATGTCATTAAGCTGCTTTTCTGTTGGAAGTTTTTTTATTAAGTTGTTTCCAGATGGGATTCCCTTATATTTAATCATTTTGTAAAAATCTTCTATATTACTATAAACTTCTCTTAACAAACACTCTCTGTATGAATAAATATCCTGTATAAAACTTTTAATGATATTTTTCCTTGTTTCTGTTGTGGTTGGTGACATTCCATTTGTTTCCTTATATCTAAGATATGAACTAATATTTTGTGGTCTTAGGTCATTAAAATCAGAAACTTCTATTTCAGAAATTGATTTCTTATTAATAATATTACTTTCAATCAACCACTGTAAAAAATCTTTAATTGCCACTAAATAATTTAGCGCTCCGTTTTTGCTTTCCAACTCATTTAAGTAATCTCTTAAAAATTGTGGTGCATTTAACTCATCTAATTTTTTATTAAGCTTCTCCGCATTTTTATTCTGCACTTCTATTTTATAACACATTATCATCAACCTACCTTTCATAATTGTCTATGTAATAATTCTCTCTTTTTATCTTTGCAACCTCAAAAATTTCTTCATAAGAATCACAAAATCTTACTTCGATGCACTTCGTTACCTCTCCACACTTCAAACAATACAAATCCTTAATATGTTTTCGTTCTCTTTGTCTCTGTCTCTGAATTCCACTGGCTAACATATTTTCATTCATACATTTTAAACATATGAATCGACTTGCATGTTTTGGGTTTCCATTCTTATATCTACTCAAACATTATTCACCTCATTTTTGCAATAAAAAAGAAGCAGTTGATTTCTGCTTCCTTATGATTAATATTTATTACTCTTTCTTTCTTTTACTTTATCAATTATTTCTTCTCTATGATCTTTATAGTATTGATCTGAAATTTCCTTTACATGTATTTTATGTGCTTTCTCAGAACACTCTTCTGAACAATATGTTCTTCTAAGTGTTTCAAACTTTTCTCCACAAATAGGACAGATTTTAATTATTGGTGTATTCGATTCCTTACTATATCTTCTTTTATTCGAATTTTCATCTTGTCGTTTCTTTTTTTCTATTTTACATTGTTCACTACATACATTTATTCCATGGTAACTTGTAAACCTCTTACCACAAATAACACAATCTCTAATTCTTGGCATTTTTCCTTCCTTTCAAATCAGTCTTTTTTATACTTATCTATAATCGGTTTAAAAAATCTATCTTCTGCATCTTTTCTAGCTTTTTCTGCATCTTCAATTTTTTTAAATTTACCGAGACTATAATTCTTTCCTTGAAATCCAATTTGAGCAACCCACAATTTTCTGGTTTTGTCAAAAGAAACTCCTTTTATACCTGAAGTATTATTTTTTGAAACTTTTTGAGTTAAAGTTTGTACAATCGTTCCATCGACCTGTGTACGCTTTTTTCTATTTTCATTTAATGTTTTCCCATCTCTATGATTTCCACAAGTACCAACCTTTTTTGCCTCAGATACCGTTCTGTAGCACATTCTTCCACATTTTAGACATTTACATTTCCATATAACTTTTCCATTTTCATAGCCAAAAGGCTCTAAAAACAATAAATCTTTTACGATTTTCCTAGTCATATCTAATTTTCTTTTACAACCACAAGACTTAGACTTTCCTGAAATTAATTTTCCTTTGTTAATTGCTCTAATTGTCCCACACACACATTGACATGTGTAATACTTATTGTGTGACGAATCCGTTTTATCTGACAAAGCTAGTACAGTCCAATTACCAAATTTATCACCTATATTTATTTCCATATAATTACTTTCCTCTTGAAAACAATCTTCAACTGTCTTTATTTTACCACTATAGTATCAACTTGGAAAGGAGCTTCTTCTAAACTATCCAAAAACTAATTCATCAACTGTTTGTCCATGAAACAAATCTTTGTCATCAACCGTTATTGTCACTTCTACAATGTACTGTCTTTCCATTTTTATTATCCTCCGTTCTGCTATTGAAAGCAATTTTTCTTTGGGTTTAATATCCCAACTTCTTCATGCTTTCTATATTAAATTTCCAATATGTCTCAACCATATTTCCATATTTCTTTATAGCAGCCTGTCTTAATCCTTCACTTGTAAAAATTAATTCTGTATTTTTCAAATCATTGAATAATTTTTTGCTCATTATAGGACACGCTTTATTAAATCCACTTCCTATTCTTTGTGTTATGATCTGATAACAAGCTCCATTATCAAGTATCAAATCATTTTCACTTATATCTAATATTTTTCTTCCAACTTTTAACTTAACCATAATATTATATCCTTTCTTTTGAAACAACTCTTTCAATCTTTTTTAGAATTGTTGTATTTGATTATTCTCTTAACAATCTCACTACCATTTGGAAGTTTTTCTAACTGATTAACACTAATATGTCTACAATCGTCTGGATTATCACAATTATCAAATCTTACAATAGCTTCATCATCACTATTCCATACATATTCGATGAAAACTCCAAATAAATGCAATCCTTTATGAAAAACTCTATCTCCATTATTAAATTTCATATTCTTTCCTCCAATCTACCTTTTAAATCGCCTATAATTTCATGAAGAGTCTCACAACGTGCTAATAGCATATTATTCGTGGTTTCTGCTTCAATACCATTATCAATAATACATTGTTCACATCTATCAATTTCCATTTCAAGCTCACCAATATATTCATCAACCTTCTCTCTCATATTAGGCTGATTCTCATACTGATACAGCTTTTCTAATGGTTCTTGCATTGCTTTGTTTGCCTCAAAATTAGCTTCGCCATATATATACATTTCTATATTAGAACCATCTAAATTCCATTTGACTTTCTGTACTAATTTACTCATTGACATTGCTCTCCTTGTATAGTTTTATAATAATATTTCCATCCTTATCATAAAAAAATTCCATAGGTGTACCTTCTACATTATATTTTCCAAACACCTTTTTTCTAATTTCTTTTGGAATATGTATTCTCCCTAAATCGTCAAAGCGTCTTACAATCCCTGTTGTTATCATTCATATCACAACCTTTCTTATATTCTATATTATAATATTCTCTCTTACAAAAAATAACTGCTAGCATTTCTACTAGCAGCTCATTTATTATATTTACAATTATACCATTCTAAAAAATCTCTATACAAATGATGTTCAGCTTCTTTTCTTGCCGTAATAGCATCTTTCTTTTCATCAAAAGTACCAAGCCAATATGTTTTCTTTTGGAAGGTAATTCTTGCTCCCCATTTTCCATTAGCTCTTAAAACACCTCTAACACCACTTGTATTATCACTTCTAAGTTTTTGTCCATTGTTTACTACCCATGTCAATTTAGTGTGTTTAGTTTCTTCTATATCACCCATACATCCACAAGAACGTCTCCAACATAAATCAGAAACAGTAACAATTATTTCATTTCCACATTCACATTTGCATTTGCATTTTCCGTTAGTAACTCCAACAACAGTTAATAATCCAATCTTATTATTAAGTAACTTATATGCAGATGACTGACATTCGCATCTTGATATAGTGTTATTTACAAGCTTATAAACTGAAAATTCTTTAATTCTTCCACATTTGACACATTTACATTTCCACATTTGTATGCCGTTTTGATAAGTACTCTTTTCTATAACTTTCCAATCTCCAAAACGCCGATTCATCAAGTCTTCCTTGCTTATGCTTTCTGTATTCACATGTTTTTCTATTAAAGCAATACTTTTTTCTTTTTTTGCACAAGCCGAACACATTTTAATAGCTCCGCTATTCAAGAATTTTGCAGAGACATTTCTAATATTTCCACAATCACAAACACATTCCCAGATTGCATACCGATTTTTAATTTCTATTACTTTATTTGCTGTTAATTTACCAAATCGCTGCCCTTGTAGGTTCTTAATTCTACTTCCGTTATAAAAAATATAATTATCCATAATTAAGTTCATAAATAAGTTCAATATTTGTAATTTTTATTTTTGTTTCAAGAATATCATCATTCTCTTCAATAATATTAAACTCATAATTTATCCATATATCAAGATTTCCATTACCATCTTCATCAGAATCTGTGATTTTATAACTTATACTTTCAGTTGGCGTTTCGCCATTTCCATCCCAAATATCATTAAGAGTAAGCATATCTCCTATTTCACATTCAGGAATATCTATATTCCAATCTACATTTTTGTTTATTTCTATTGCTTTTTCTATTGTCTTATTCATAATTATACCTACCTTTCTTGAATCAATTCTTTCATCAGATTTTTATTTCACTTGAACTGAATTTACTAAGTCCAAAATTTCCTTTTCATACATCACTTTCCCAATGTCAGTTCTTGCACAATATGGGTTAGAAAAATGCTTTGATATAGCTTGCAATACTCTTTCCTTATATTCTTCTATTTCAGTCTTCATAATTGTATTCATATCTACCATATATATCACTCTTCAATATCTACAGGATTTTCAAGCTGTAAAATCTCATCTCTGTGTTCTACCAATGCCGCACTTGCAATCGCATTAATCTTATTCTGACAGAATGATTCAATTTCACCTTTCGCTTCCATTACAGTTTTATCCATCTGCTCATTAAATGAATCGGCTATAAAATCCATATTACATCCAATATCAGAATTTAACATATTAAGTTTCTTTAAAATATTCTCTTTATCTGCCTTTGTCAGAGTCATCTGGAAGATGCTCACTGACGAAGTAGAATTTAACCTCGAATAAGAGGTCTGTATACCAATATCGATAGATCTTGAAAAAGCACCCTAAGGGAGCTCTATTAAAGTTACCTTTTTACCACCGATATGAAAAAGAAATTTTTTGCTAATTTATGGTTGACTTTTCATAGCTGGTCTCCTTTAATTAATTTAGTTATTTAATTTATTTGTCCATTTTTTATTAATTTTAATATAGCTTTGACATACTAACTCCCATGCTTTGCTAAGTTCTTCTTCTTGTTCTGTTACGGATTC